TTATCTCCAACGCCACGCAATTGTTGTATCCTCCATATGAATAGCAGGTATATCAATCCCTAAATACCGCTGAGCATCCTCATCAAAAATAGACCAATTTTCTTCATATAAAAATTCAGGGTCTATGCTTTCAAAATCAAATATACTATCTTCGTCTACCATCTCACGAAAATATTTTTGGAAAGGCTTACTATTCTCGAATAAACGAATTGTTCCATACATCCATGGCATGTCTCCAAAAACATCTTTAATTTCACCTATCTCCATATCCTTAAAATACAACTTCATATTTGCACCTTCTTATCCATGAATGACAAGGACACCTCATCATATGTTAAAATGGTTATTTTTAACACATCTTCTCCCTCACAGTCTGAGATACCTTTTTTAAGTTCAAAATATAAACAGAAAAATAGCCGACTCTCTTATAAAAGTCGGCTTTCTTTTTATAACTCGAGCTCTCCCATACGAAGAAGCTCAACAACTGCTTGTGAACGTCCTTTAACCCCTAGCTTTTGCATTGCGTTTGTTATGCATAATTGTAGCTAGTAAAGACTACATTTCTATCCTGTAGACGATTTTTATATCCCCGTTCTCAAATATCTCAATCCTATCTATAATCCGCTTAAACTCTTCGTACAAGTTCTTATTTTCGTCTAACAAAGCAAAAGCTTTTCTAAATTCATCTTGAGTTCGTTTAACTTCGTTCTTATCTTCCATCGATACAAATTGAACTTCTTTTTCTTTTATAATCTTTTCTAATTCGTTACGACGACTCAAAAATTCTTCTTTTTCAATAAGTTCTTCCATATATAAATCAATCAGTTTTTTTCTTTTTTCTTCAATTCTCTGTATTTCTCTTTGTAATTTGTTTTTCTTATCTGCATTTGAAATTTCTTCATTCAAATTAAATTCCGTTTCTAACTGTTTTTCTTTTTCTTTCAAATTATCTAGTATAAACTCACGAAATTCACGATATTGAATTGGAGCGTGGCGTACACATTCGTCTCTTCCGTATCGTTTATATCTAGAGCATTTTAAGTATCTCCATTCTTCCTTAGTTCCATCTTTCTTTTTCTTAGCACTATATATAACTTGCATTGCTGAGCCACAATGCGCACAAAACATGATTCCTCGGAATTCATTCCATAATGCGGGCCTTCTCTTTTTAGCAGAACGTGGCTTATTTACTAATTCCCACTGCTTCTCAGATACAATGGCCGGATGATGATTTTTAAATATTGTCCATTTTTCTTCAGGATTTTTTATTTGTTTCTTACGCCCTGAAATCTTTACTGTAGTGTACTGATTTAATATATAGTCACCTTTATAAATTGGATTCTTAATAATCCTTTGCACAGAAGACATTTGCCATTTACCGCCAGTTTTTGATGGAATGCCTCTTTCATTTAATATTTTTGCAATTCCTATATACCCAATTCCTTTTGAATACATATCATAGATTTCTCTAACAATCTCGGCTTCTTCCTCGTTAATTATATACTTCTTATCCCGATCAGAGTAACCAAAAGGCAAACGCCCACCTGTATGCTCGCCTCTCCTAACTTTAGCTGATAAAGCTGCCGATATAGATACGGATAAAGTTTTCGGATATTGCGATGCGAACATAGCAAACATTTCAAACTTCATATCGTTTTTTCCTTCATAATGGCTATCGTATCCCTCTTCGATTGTGACTAATCGAATTCCATTAGCGATAAGTATTTCTTTAATCTCTAGAGCATCTTTTAAATCACGTGCTAAACGATGAATTGATTTGAATAATACCATCTGTAATTCACGTTTTTTCGCTTTCTCTAGTATAAGTTGCATTGCATGTCGTTCTAATAAAACCGTGCCTGTAATACCATCATCAAAATATATTGAGTTTTCATCCCAATCATACCCATGCTGATCTAACCAATATCGACATACATCGATTTGATTTTCTACAGATGAGACTTGTTCGTCCCTGTCTGTAGATACCCGAACATAAACTGCATACTTCAATCAAATCACCATCTTTACTAGTTATAATTACTCATATCAATAAAATGTGAATGATTAAAGTATACAAACAAAATCTCATCCCTACAATCCTTTTTACTTATTCTGTAAGCCAATCATATAAGGCGTCTCTACACTCTTTTCTTCTTTCCACTACAAATTTACTTTCAACAATCCTATAAAAATAACCTTCAAAAGTGCTTCTAATTTTATTTGCTTTTTCTGCGAAAACAGTTTCTTTGAATGCTTGGATGGCTTGATTTATCACTTGTTCAATAGGCTTGTCTATTTTTGAACGTTTATAAGCCATTAATACTCGATGATACAGTTTATAAATTTTATCTGCTGATTTGAAGAATGGAGCTACCTCATCTCTAAATTGGCTTGGTACATTTTCTGGTGTAAAAGTTTCATCCAGATCCTCTAATTCGATTTCTTTAGATTCCCTTGCTGACGTTTCTTTTACGTTTAATTCGTTTTTTAATTCTTCTAGAGGGTGTGATTCAGAAAGTTTAGCTTCCTTGTCCGTTTTTGTATCTGAAACCTTTGATTCTGTAAGGTTTTCTTCATCTTGTCGCTGTGACATTTTCGGTAGGACATTCGGTGTGACACTATATTTTTTTAGAAGGACATAGACGTTATGTCCGTTCCCTCCACGTAATTTTCCTTCCGTTCGAATTGTTTTATGTCTAGTTACTACTTCAAAATCCTCTAATACTTTTAGTACCCTGCGAACAGTTCGATCACTTATATTTAATGCCTCCGCAATTGTCCCTACCTTCAAGAAAGAGACACCTGGGATTTTACAAGAGTGCCTTGCTAGAAATTTCAATACTTTTATTGCTGATTCGGATAATTCATGTGTATGTTTGTATAAAAAAGAACAAATCGCTTCATTCATCTCTTCTACTGATCGGAATGATTGTAATTTTTTATATTGCGTATAGTTTGCTGAGCTAAGCATTTTCTCCCCTCCTTATATAAGAGCAATAATCATATCGATTAAAAATAAAATCGTAGATATACTGAAGAAACCATAAAACCAAATGCAATCTGATTTACTTTCTAAACCAAAATAATCATTTACTCGATTCATAATTGTTCCTCCTTTTAAGTTCAACTAAATTAGTTCAACTATTTAAGTTGAATTATAACTCTCTAATTATTCAACGTCAATAGTTGAACGAAAAAAGTTTTACTAATTTCGATTGATGTTGTAAAATGAGTACAAGATAACCAGTGCTGCGGAGGAGAATAAAATGAAATTCACACTCGGAAATTCTTTAGATGAATTGGGGATCACCAAAAATAAGTTATCTACAGAATCCCAAGTAAGATACAACACGATTAGTGATTTAGTGAATGGTAACGCTAATGCTGTTCGTTTTGATTCGCTTGAAGCTATCATTGATGCTTTAAATACCATTGCTGCAGAAAAAGGGATTAATAAAATTTACAAAATAGACGACGTAATACAATACATAAAAAAGAGCTAATCATTCGAAAATGATCAGCTCTTTTTTTCATCATTAAGTAGCAGCGATTACATATACTTTTACAAACACATTATATTTATTTGCCAGTTCTTCTAATTTCTTTTCTCTATATTTTGTGATTGTAAAGAAATGAATAACTGGCACTTTCCCGTTATGCTTCTGTTTATAAATCTGCGTTAACTCCTCATATTTTTTTAATTTTTCATCGTTTACTATCATTTTCTGAGTACGATCTATTTCTACAGCATGAAGTATTCTGTCCTCATCACGAAATTTCACATCTGGAATTATTTTTTTCTTTTTATTATCCTTTATATATTTAATTTCCGTTTCTACTTGCCAATCATCTGGACAATATAAATTTAACCAAGCTTCATTACGTAAAAGAGCGTGTGCAACTTTACCATGATGTACAACTTTCCCTTCGCCAAACAACTTATGTCCTGATTGGTTTAAATAATATACATGCTCTTTATTGTAAACTACCTTACTTGTATAAGTAGATAAATCTTTCATAATTCGATTTGCATTTCTTATTCCGCCCATTTCATGAACACTCATTAAATGCCTTCTCGTTGCAAACTGTAGCTTTCTAATCGTCGCAAGTATCGCCATTTGGCGGTTGATTTGCATATGTGTTTGCATCCTCATGTTTCTCCACCTCATATCCTTTTAAATGCTCCCACATCATCTCGTTACTAATGTAAGGCACTTGTATTTCTGTAAGTCTATCGGTTTTGAAAATTGCGCGTCCGGGAATGCTTTCTATCGTTTCTAATCCTGCTTCATCTATAACAACACTTGAAGCTGTTTGAGTCGGTAATCTAAAGCCTAATTTCGCATCACTATTTTGTTTCACTTGGCGCGGTAATGTATCCCCTGTCGGGTACTGTGTACAAAAAATCAATCTAAACCCTAAAGCGCCCCCTATGCGTGCTATATGAGAGAGCATTTGTTGACATGCTCCCAATAACCTTTGTTGTTCTTTTTTCATACTTTTATCTGGGCAAAGTTCAGCACCTTCATCTACTATAATGAAATAGCGCTCTTTGATATTTGTTTCTACAACGTTTGTATAATGTCTATCTTTCATGTATTTCATTTTCTCTTCCATCTTCTCAAGAATATTATTTAGTATCATAAAAGCTTCTGTGGGCTTTTCAGCAATAGAAACTATTTGTTTTAAATTCTTATACGGCCCAAACTCCAAACCACCTTTTAAATCAATAATGTATAAATTAATATGTTCTGGTTGTGCTGTAATAAGAGAGGTAACGACATTTTTCAAAAAGACTGTTTTCCCCATCCTCGTTAATCCACCTAACGTCATATGAGGCGTTTTATCAAAATCATGATAAATAAGTTTTTCTAAACTTTGGCCCATTGGAACACACCAGTTTCCTTCTGCCACCAAATCTTTAGACCATGACCATTTTTTCGGTATATCTCTATGAAACACACGAATATTTAACTTGTAATTATCATAATCAATTCGGACAGGTTTACTTAGCCCTTCAGAGACAACATCCTCGACCTTCTGAATAATTTTACTTGGCATTCCTACAGGCAAACGATATATATAAGTTGTACTTCGATCATCCTCTTTTTGTTCAAGAAAAACTGGATACTGTAATCTGTCCTCTCTGCGTATCGCAATTCCGCTTACTTCAAAAAAAACTTGTATTTTCTTTCGATCACTCTCTCTTTCTTTGAACCTTTCGCCAAATATAGCGAAAATTAAACCTGCGAATGGTACTGATAATAACTCCAGCATAAAATCACTCCTTATATCCCTCTTATAGAGGGTATATATCCCTGTTTCAAGGAATACGTGCATACAAGCTAAACTCCTTATGGCATAAGGGATAAAAAGTTTCCACATCGTATTCCTTCATAGAAATAAAACGAGAACATAACGTAGAAGGTATAGGAACGAGCCTGTAAGTGTTGTGTACAAGGTGACACGTGGAAGCCAATGTGGAACACTTTTCCCCATTTTTTCTGCAACCTTCATCGTAATGACTGACAAGCCTGTCGCTGTCCAAATAATTACCGCTTCCCCTGCAAGTGTCATGATTATTCCTCCTCTTCCTTTTCACGAAAGGCAATACCTTTTCTTGTAAGAACCACATCATAACAATCCATTAAAATTTCCCAGTTTAAAATATCTTCTTCCTCACCATATAGATCTTCTTCTAATGCCTGCGACAAACTGAAATATCCTTTATATTCTTTTCGATCATAAACTTCATGATTTTTCATGTGATTTAGAATAGATTCTGTTTCTTTTGTAGACCTTGATTCGTTATACATTTGACGTAATTCTTTTGAAGGATGTAAATATGGAGTTGTGTTTAAATGATTATACTGCCAACGCATATAGACCTCTCCCCTTTTGTTGTCTCTTCTTCCTTGTAGCCTTCCAAGTGGAAGTAATATAGGTATATGAACTAGAAAACAAAAACTTGTTTGTCCAACAACAAAAAATCAAAAGGTTTTTCAAAAGATTGATTGAATGTTTTAAAGGGAGGGATTTTATGGAGTGTAAATTAAAAATAATTTTAGCTGATAGAATGATTAAACAATCTGCATTAGCAAAAAGAGCTGGCATAACGGATCAAACATTAAGTATGATAGTTAGAGGGAAAAGCGAACCGACATTACGAGTTGCTATGCGTATAGCAAAAGCGCTTGATATGAAGGTTGAGGATATATGGAAAGACATTGATTAAGTTTTCAACTTTTGCATTGTTCGGTATGATTTATTTAATTTAAGGAGGCTATTTTATGGAGTTACGTAAAACTGCTGACGGGGAAACCTTTATTATCGAATTACAAGAAAAGAAAAGTTCTGCCGGTAATCAATTAAAAAGATTTATATATTTCTCAATCGGCATATTCGGTCTACTTATCTCAGTAGCATTATTCTTTACTATCATCGGAATTTTACCTGCTATCGGTTTAGCGTTTTTCTCAGTTATTTTCATGTATAAAGCGATGGGGAAACAACTTGTGAAATGTCCTAACTGTAGTAAAAAACAAACTGTTATACATAAAGCTGAAGCTTTTATTTGTCATAGATGTAATAAACGTACTTTGATTGAATGGAAATAATAAAAAAAGAGGGATTCCCAATAAGTTGGGAATCCCTCTTTTCACTTCACATACACATAGGCTTCATTTGCTGTAATATAGTATGTCGTCCCTTTACTATTGTGCACTTTGTATTGTGAGGAACCATTTACCGTTACCGTTGCATCAATTGTAAAGCCTAATCCAGTATCTACAGTACCTGCGACATACTTATCTTCCCACGATGGAGCGCTGTAAAATCTGAGATTATTCACTTTCGACACTACACGTTTTCCAGCAACTGAACTTACAGACTCTTTCTTTTCAAATCGGATATACGATGGATTATATTTTACCCACTGATCTCCACCTAAATTTAACCATCCGTCCTTTTCTCCCCAAACTTTATAAGCCTCTGGTTTATTTAATTGACGAATAACAGAATAGCTTGCATCTGGACCTTTGCGTAAATTTACACTATATCCTTCAATGTAAGCTACACCTTCTACATTGGCTGTTGGTTTTTCCGCTGGTTTAGAAGGCTGTTTAGGAATAGAAATATCTGTATTATTATAAGCACGTTTTACATCCGCTCGGAATTGCGCTTCAGATACACCGTGTTTTTTTAGATAATCCAGTGGATCAGTGTGAGTTGTTCCACCAAGATATTTCCTTACGTCATCATGTGTCCATAATCCTTTTTCTACTGAAAGTCCACGATCACGTAAAATTTTCGCTAGTAATTTTACATACTTGTCATAGCTTCGCTTAAACTTGCTATAATCTGAAGTCTCGCAAAGTTCAACATGTACAAAACGTGCGTTAGCAGCTGGCCCAGCGCCATACGCAATATAACGTGTATCTGCAATTTGAATGACTTCATCCCAATCAACTGCATAATGTACAAATGCATTTCTCCAAGTACGTGTTTCATAACGTTGGATATTGATTGCTGGAGCTTCTGGAGTCGCTGTACTATGTGCAACTACACCTTCATACGCTCCTACTCCATTTCTATATCCCTGTTTCGGTAAATCAGGAATGATTAATATTCTGTCAGCAAAAGCACTTGTTGTAATGGATAACGCTAGAATAGCTGTAAGAACTATAGAAGAAATGTGTTTTAATGTCTTTTTCATTTTACATCAGCATCCTTTTTCATAATTTTTGTGTGGTCAAACAGTCCACTTGCTGACAGTCCGATGATGATTCCTTGAAATACATTTGTTTTGACATCTCCATCCAAAAATAAAACGCCTAGCACAATGCCAAGCGTTAAATTTAATAACGGAACATATTTTGTTTGTAATCCAACTGTTTTTACGATTTGTGAAAGACCAACTACAATACCAATCATTACAGCTAAACTAACCATTACATACCACCTCCTTTCATTAAGAAAGTGAGAATACCACCAATAATTCCACCAACTATAAGTCGTAAAATCCAAGTAGTATTGGCGCTGATTTTATCTAACTGTTTGTTGATATTAATAATGTCTTTTTCGTTACCTGTTGTGCGTATTTCTAAGCTTTTCACTTCTAATCTTATTTCCTTAATTTCTTGCTTGATTTCTTGAACATCACTTCTTACTTCTTGTAATCCTTCCACTTTGATCACCTCTTTTTAGACAATAAAAAAAGACCAGCTTATGGCTGCTCTGTTTGCGTTGTATTTTCTGTTGTTGGTGTTTCATTCATCAATTTTCTTACCAATTCTTCTAGTGCCGCGATTCGATTATCTTGATCCACCTCCTTAAGTTTTTGCGCTTCAAGTTCTTGCCTTTGTACCTCAAGTTCCTGCTTCAACATACCGTGATCAAATCGAAGATTTTCAACTTTAAAGTCAACTTCTTGTATTGCTTGAATAGAAATTGCAACCGAGCTATAAAGTGTTACAGCGTCTTTCTCTGGTGTGGTGAATACATCGTCAGAGTCCTCCGCAATCATACCGTAATTAATTGGAAGTGTAATAGACTCCCCTGACTCAAAGCGTTCAACATCTCTTATAAAGTGATACTGTTTAATGTTTACAGAGTTGATTTTATCTAAAGCGGAGAATGGAAGGTCTTCTATGTTCGTTTTAAGCGTACGAGAAGAACTAGGGATAAATTCTTGCGCCCACATACGCCCTGTAGCAGATATATTTTCTTTAGCTCGCAGTGTTCTTAATTCTATATCTTTCCACCCTTGACCCATCATATCTTTAATCTGCAAGCCGTTGTTATAACCTTGTACAAAACTTGATCTTATCATTGCATTACCCATGACTAAATCATGATCGGTGGCGCCGTTTATGAAATGTATTTTATAGTCACTGCCTTTTCTTTTGAAAGTAAACTGCCCCGAGTTATTTGTAAAAATATGCGGTTCAGTTGTAGTTACAGAGAAGTAACCATATCCTGGAGCCCATCCTTCAGATTCAAAAATAATATCATTCAAGTTTTTAAAACGAAATTGTCCATCTGAATATACGCTCAGATGTCCACCGTCATTCTGCATTTGAATATAATTTGACCATATATTATTCCCTTCTGCATTTTCCCCTTTAGAAATCCCAAATTTTGCATACGCTTTAGAAGGTTGCTCAACACCATCTATTCGGGGTATCGCTTGATACATATAGAATGACCCTGTACCTCTATATTTAGTATTGTCAGAACCCAGAACGATGGACGGTTGAATACTTCCATCTGTCGTCTCCATAAATCCCATATAACCGCGAGGTTTGTTTGCATCAAAAATCTTAAAGTTTTGCTGGTTTATTTCAACAAATCTACTTCCAGTAGTTCTAAGTGTTACTCCTTCTAAAACTTGCCCTTTGATATGGTCTGCTGTAATAAAACCTCTTAGGTTAATCTTGTTCGCATTCAAAGTAATGTTTTCTTTACTCATATTGAATGCTGCGATTACATCATTTTCTTTTACAGATATGCTAACACCCTTTTCAGTTAACTGAAGACGGGTTTCCATATCTCTTACATAAGAATCTTTTGCAAATTGCCCATCCGCTTGCGTCTTCGTATATACCTCTGTCTTTTTTGCTGCGGCATTGATACCCTGTTCATTGATAGTAAAACGGTTATCAATCAGAGTCATCTTCTGGTTAAATTGCTCAGTTGCAAGCTTATTAGCTAATTCATCTAATAAATCTTGTTTATTCTGATTAACTGTTTGCTTCAACTCAGGAATCTTAAACCCAGCGACATAATCCTCCACTTGTTTAAGCTCAACTTTACCTTCAAGTGCTTTTGCAGTATTTTCCCATCCAGCCTTTGCCTCTTGTAATTGTCTTCCTTGTTCTGTCTGCGTATTTTGTATTAAAGAGACATTTTGTTTAATAGCAGTTGCATCTTTTTCTACAGTAGCAACACGCTTATCAAATCCACTTTGATTATTTTCTACTTTTGTTATCGTTTCTTTGATACCATCTACACTTCTTGTAATTTCAGTGGTTTTCTTGGTGAATTCATCGGTTGTTACCTGTTCTTCAGGCGCTGGCGTCCAATCCTGTGGTTTATTCCCTTTATACAGGGCAACCCATTCTACAGTTGCCTTTGTAGTATTACTTGGATAGTTATATAAGCTTAACTTTCGTTCATTCCCACTTGTAGTTGCAACAGCTTTAAAGGTTACATACGTTATTCCATTCGCATAAACACTTGTTGCATATCCAACGTTATTCGAACCACCATTCTGCCAAATCCCAAATTTCTGACCTTGTGGGACACTCCCCTTAATTACAAAGGTATATTCCTCACCTGTAAAGAAATTTTCAGTTAGAGAATATTGATTGATTAGATAATCTGTTTTTTCATACTTAATATTTGAATCTAATACAAGATTACGTCCTCCAGCTTTATCGTTATTAACCTTTGTTTCTACACTTGTCAACTTTTCGGTGATTTTCCCTGCTTGTTCTTTAAGTTCAGTTGTTGTTTGCTTTAGTTCACCTGTTGTTTGTTGCACGTCAGAAATAGTCTTTTTTGTGCCTTCCACAGTTTGCTCTACTGTATTTAATTTACTGCTTATTTCAGTATCTTTTTTCGTTAACGTTTCGATAGAAGTTTTAAATCCATTAGAATCCTGTTCAAACTGAGTTACTTTCTTGTCAATTTCACCTTGTTTGTTTTCGATATTAGAAATTGTACGACTGACACCCTGTAAACCTTCCTGTACTTGATTGAATTGTCCTGTAGCTTGATTCTGTGCTTCTTGAACCTTTTGATTTAATTCTGATTTTGTGGACTCAATATCTTTATTAACCTGCTCAAGTGTTTCTTTCTTAACTGATTCAACATCTGGTACAACCGATTCCCAAGCTGTACCTGTCCATATTTTTAAAATGCCGGGCTTTCCGTTACTAATATCACGCCAAAGCGTTTTATTAGGTTTAAGACCTGTTGTCGGTGGATTCTTAGCTTCTATAATTTCAACAGTATTATTTTTAATATTCTCTTGTACCTTTTCGGCAAGTGTTTTCGCTGCTTCTGATTCTTTCTTAGCGTTACTTGCTGTTTCATTGGCTTCTTTCACTAATTTATCTAGCTGATCCAACATTTCTTGTTTCTCACCGAATTTACTAAGGATTCGATTGTAAATCTTTCTTAGTTCCTCGTTTGGGTCTACTATCTCTCGATAATCCCCAAATTCGTATTTATCTTGTGCAGGATCAGTGAATGATTCGTCACCAGCAATAACACGAGCTTCAAGATATAGCTTAGGTATGAAGCCTGTATCTTTGATTCGGATTGTATCGCCTTCATTGATTAGTTCATGTGCTAGTCCGAAAATGCGACCAATCGATTGTGCCTCTACTTCATACGAAATTGAAGAATTAATACGTTTTTTCAGTTCTATTTCCATTAATGTCATTAAACGTTGCGGAGTCATATTTAACTCTTCTGTTTCTGGCGTATAAAAACCAAACTTATGCTTACCACGTTCGTTCCATCGTTGAAATGCATCATTATCAACAATATACGGAAGTCCCCTGTTAATACCTTCAATGGTAATTACATTATCGCCTTCACCTTTTACAAATCCGACTAGTGCTGTACAAATATCTCTTGAATGTTCAATACGTGTAACACCTATCAAATCTTTCCCCAACTCTATTTCTTTACCAGTATCTCGGCCACGCCTTTGAATCATATCAACATACCATCCAACTATTTGTGACCCTTGAACCTCAACGCGATATTGAATTTCTAATTTGAATAAAGAAGCTATTTTCTTTAAAAAAGTTAACGGATCCATAAATTCATCAATGGTCATAGTGTGAAAACCTGCATAATCTGTTTTTCCACGTTTCCATTTCATACCTACAAGAGCCATATCAATGAATTCGTTTACTGTTTTACCTTCTATCCTTTGTGGTTTTATAATGCCTGATTTAGCAATTTGAACCCAAGCTCCTGAAGCATATGTGGTAATGGATCGTTTGTCTGAATTCTTCTCTGTTTCTGTAATGACATATGGTACAACTCTTCCATCGCGAACTTCTTTTAGAACAAGATTTTGTTGTTGTAGTGTAGCTGAATGAGTAGTTCCATCAAAAACAGTGAAATCCAGCATATCAACATTGTTTTTTAGTTCCCAACGCCTATTATCATCCCAATAGTCATTTGGCTGAATAGCTGCAACGATTTGATCTGTTTTGAAATCCACAACATGCAAAATCCCGCTTGGTGTTCTCATCTGTATCTCTCCCTATAACTAACAGTCGCTTTAACATCTGGTGGCATTATATCAATACGATTCTCACCACGTATGATATTTGGAAAATTACTAAAAATGTCTTTTAAATTAATCGCATTTTTACCGTTAATGGTTACAAGACTTTTTTCTGTATCAATTATAATCTTGTCTCCCGTATCAAAAATGTAAGGCGGATTATTTTGAGTATTTAAATTCACTTTCCAAAACTTTAAATCTGAAACGGTCATCGCTTCTACTGGCGGTACATCTTGCCATTGCATAATACTGATTTGAATTTGCGCCGCTTTTTCCATGTGATAGTTATTTTCATCCGTCCACCGCACAAATCGTTCAGAATCATCTTTTTCCGTCCCCGGGAGGAATTTCGAAATATACGCTTCCCATACATTTCCTGTTCTAGCTATCCACAATCGCCCTTGATACTGGTTCCAAGTGTTTGGATAATCTCCACTTTCATGAATTAAACTTCTTCTTCCTGGTTTATTATCATAACCGATCACCATTGTTCCGAAGTTTTGTTCAGCTTGCCAAAATACATCAGTCATAGCTATTTTCGAAAGCACTTTACTGTTTTCATCTAATATCGCTATTTCCACTCGACCCATCTCATTGATACGTTTACTTTTACATGTAACATAAGCCTGCATAATAAAATCTTGCACTGGCCCATTAGGTATATTTTTTTTAACAGCTGCACCATTCCATCCTTTTCCTGTCCCTGTACCATAATTAGAGCAATAAAATTGATAACCGTCTGATTTCATTTCACCGACTGGGTTGCCATCTTCCATTGAACTTACTTTACTCCACCCAACAGTGGTAGTCATTTCATCCCATATCAGCCTTTGATTTCTCTCTACAGGTAGTTGCTCTGTTTTCAACGGATAACCGATTCTAAAATAATCACGATTATACGGATACTCACCAAACCATACATCTAAAAATGTACTCGGTTTCTTGGCCTCAATCTCAATAATTGGAGGCGCTTCTACATTACCTTGATTGACGAAAGAAGTAGTGATTTCAGTGGACCAGTTTTGAGTAAACGTATGAGTATTTTGTTTACCTAATTTATACGGCATTGGACAAACAAAAGTAATAACACCTCTACCTCTATTGACTATTTCGTCCAAATCAACAGAACCATCAATTAATGCTAAATAAGTCCTGTCTAACTCATCATCAAAAATAAGTTCAGCTGGTTGCTCTGTATATAGCCAATCTGCTAAATCTTCTTTTATCTTTTGCAAATCCGCCATATCTTTTTTTGCTTTAATGACAAGAGGAACATCAATACGACGTTCCTCCGTTTCTGTATTAATAAAAAGAGCCCCTGCACGATGAGGGACTCTTACTAATTTTCTTTTAACTGGAGCCCATGAAGGACGTTTTCTTCCAACCAGCATTTGAATATAATCTTTTCTAATATTATTAAAAGTAAAACTAAGTTTCCCCAACGTGCTCACCACCCTTAAAATTCCGCTCTTCTTTTTTGTTCACGATCTTGAAGTTTTGTAGTGTAGGTGTAACTTCCATTTGCAAGCTCTTTCCCATCTAAAACATTTGTCATATTTACAGTTAATTTCAGTTCTTGCTCTCCACCCGCTCTATCTGGGAATATAGTTTTAGCCATAGATTGGTTGTTATAAGCTAATTGCGGTTGCGTGTATCCGCTAAAATTGCCAAACGTATTTTGTGGGATACTATATTGATTTGTTTGGAATCCAAAATCAAAAATAGATGGCATATTCCCCATCTGCTTCTTAACGGTTCCGACTACATTTTTCGCTGCATCAACAACAAACCGTTTTCCTTTATCCATACCAACCCCAACACCTTCTGGAACTGCGCTACCGACTGGAATCATCACTTTAGACGGACTGTTAATTTCTAGTGCTCCAGAAATAGTCTTTTTAATCTCTCCAGCAATGCTTTTCGCCTTACTATATAAACCACCTGTCGCATCATCCAACCCTCTTCCAAGACCTTCTATAATTGATTTACCAATGGAACGTAAATTTATAGAACTGAAAAATTTTTCAACTGTATTCCATTTTTCTTCGATACCGCTTTTCACTTCGTTCATCTTATCTTTTACCGCTTGGACTTTTTCACCAAATTTTCTCGAAACTGTATTTTTTATTTCCTCTACCTTGTTACTTGCAGAGTTTTTCATATCTTCATATTTGTTGGTAACATCTGACCACGTTTCTTTCATTTTTCGGACAACATCATCTTTCATAACTTGATATTTCGATTTTACTTGGCCCGTTTCCCAATCTACCTGATTTGCATGTTCACCAGCTTGCGCTTTTGCTTCACTCACAATTTCTCGATGTTTATCTTTTGCTGTAGAAACCGTGCTATTATATTGACGATTCGCTTCCGCAATAGCTGCATCCGCTTCTTCTTTATTAAGTGTTCCTGACTCATCTCGTAAACGTATAGCATACGCAATTTTATCATCACGAGTTTTCTTTGCATCTTCAATAACCTTATCTCTTGCTTTAGCACTATTTTCAACAACTTCGGCTGCTTGTCTAGCTGTAATTTCGCTAGCTTGCACCCGCATATTTTCATAAATAACTTTTTGCTCCATTTGATTTTTAGACATATGTTGGATAGCTGTTCTATCCATTTCATCTTGTAAAGCTTGTAAAGAAATTCTTTCAGATGTAGTAAATTCACGTTTTTCATTTGCTGCCGTTTGAATAATTTCTTTAATTTTATTTTCTTTTTCTTGCGTCTTTAACTTTTCTTGTTCGTAATGTTGATTCATTTGTTCAATCCGCTTATTTTCTTCTTCTGCAGTTAATACATAAGAATCCGCAAAAAACTTTTTAAGTCCTTCGACCTCTTTTTGTTGTCTTGCATTTGTTTTTTCTATAATCGTATTACCTAATTTGTCGTATTGACCAATCAACTTCTGCGACTGTTCTTCTGTTATTACTTCATGATTCAATCTAATTTCAGTTAACTTTTGTCTAATACCATCGGACAGTTTAAAATACTCGCCAAGAACCTTCTTTGTTGAGGAGCTTACTTTCCCTTCTGTATTTGTAGCAAAACGATCTACTGAAGCGATACTGTCTTCAGTTGCTTTTTGATATGCTTTATATGCAACTACTCCAGTTCCGATAAGAGCCGCTGCTATTAAACCAACAGGCCCAAGAAGTACTCCTAATGCACTTCCTAAAAATCCAACCGCAGCACCAGCAAGACCTGCAGCGCCACCAGCAATTCCTAATGATGTTGCTAGCGCTCCAATCCCTGACATAACCATCCCGACTGCCGCTAAAACTACACCGATTGCAGCGGCTACCGCTGTTAAAGCAAGAACAATACCACCTGTAATTGCTATTGCCTTTTGTACAGGAGCAGGTAAAGAGTTAAATCCATCAACAAGTTTTTGTAAACCCGCAACAAAAGCACTCACTACAGGAGCAAGTGCGTCACCAATTGTCTTTTTCATAGTAGAAAACGCTGAATCTAATAATGTAATTCGTCCTTGTAGAGTATCAATTTTAGTCGCTGCAACATCAGCAGCCGTAACTTTAGACATGGCATCCCACATCTCATTGACACCTTTTGCTCCTTCTTTAAAGAGAATAGTCGCACCACGTACCGCATCCGAACCAAATAATGTTTCTAAAGCCATGCTTCGTTGCTGGTCTGTCAAATCTTTCATTGATTCATGAAGTGTCCCTGAAATATTTTCTAGACTTTGAATATGCCCTTGTTGATCGTAGAATTTTGATGATAAGAAAGCTGAACTTGTTGCTAATTCACGAAATGTTGTATCACATTTATCATTCCATTTCGTTACACCTTCTGTTTTCATTACATATTGTTCTAAAGCTACTTCTATATCCCCTACATTTCTGGAAGCTGGTTGAATACCGTTTTTAACTAAGAAATCAAAACCAGCCTGCGCATTATAAGTAATAAGTCCTAAATCTCTCATTTTGTTATATGCTTCTTTTGTTGAAGGATTTAAACGCATGAGCATTGTTTTTAAAGATGTTCCTGCATCTGATCCCTTTAGACCATTTTGAGCAAACACTGCCAGAGTCGTAGCTGTATCTTTAAACGTCATCCCTGCTCCTGCTGCTACTGCTGAAGATGCCGCTAAACCATATTTCAGTTCACGTACATCTGTAGCCGATGCGTTTGCTGCACCTGATAAAATGTTAGCCGCATCCGCTACTGATAGATGGTCTGCTTTAAACGCATTTAAGGCTGTCGATGCAATTTCTGCCGCTTCACCTAAATCTAATTCTCCAGCAGTGGCTAGGTTCAGCGCACCAGATAGACCCCCATTAATAATATCTGTTAAACTGACACCAGCTTTTATTAATTCTTCAATACCTTTTCCTGCTTCTACAGAAGAATATTTTGTTGTTTCACCCATATTGACAGCTAATTCACTTAATTTCTTCATTTCTTCTCCAGTAGAACCAGATACTGCTTTAACATTAGCCATTTGCTGTTCAAAATTCATCGATTCTGTAACTGCGGACTTTAAACCACGACCTATTGCATATGTCATTCCACCAAAAACAATACCAATTTGACTTCCTGCATTTTGCAAATGATTCCCCAGTGTTTCCATGCGATTCCCGAAATTCAGTAGTCGATTCCCTTGTTGCTCAAGTTCATGATTTGACTGACGTAATCCTTGTTCAAATCGATTTAATTCAGCAGTGGCCCTATGAATTTGTTCTGCGTAACGTTGCGCTGATTGACTCGCTTCTCCTTCCTCGGTTTTAGCGCGATTATAAGCTGACTGAAGCTCCCTAATTTTCTCTTTTTGCTTATCTACCATACGAGATAGAACATCAATTTTCGCTCGTGTCTGTTCAGTCGCATTGGTGTACCCATGCATCCCCGTTGTAACCGCTTGGAATTCAGCTTGTAAAGATTTCAATGAATTATTTAATTTATCCATTGCTGTTTGTTGCGCCTGACGATTCACTTGTTTGAGTTCATTCTCAAATCGATTTAAATCCGCAACAGCCTTATTAACTTGTGCAGCGTACCGCTGAGTTGCAGCATCATTTTCACCTAATTTAGCTTTGTTCTGATCATAAGCTTGACGTAATGCCTTAACTTTTTCTTTTTGGGCTTCAATGAGTCTGCTGAGCGTATTCAATTTTGCCTGTGTTTGCTGACTAGCGTTGGCAAAACCGCCCATCCCTGTGCTTACAGATTTCAACTCATTCTGTAACGTCCTGACTGCACGCCCTGAATTTGAGATACCTTGTCGAAAGTTTACATTATCAAGGGAAAGTCTAACGACCAGATTATTTATTTCGTTCGCCATAGTCTCACCTCCCTCGTTAAATAATGTTTTCAGCTGGCACTTCTACTTCATTTGAATTAGATCCTTCGTGATTTTCATTTCCGTTTTCATGCATTTTGCGATTAAGCCTCAAATAATGCCAAATATCCATCTCATTATCAATGTGATGGTGTTTGTACCCTTGTTGCAATAAAGAGAGGTAGAGTTCATCCATAAACTCGCCGAATGTCAACCCTCCTCCCTCTATACGTTTGGGTTTTCTACTCCATCAGCTACAGGATTAGCGCCCGCTGCTTCTACCGTTTCATTAACTAGAGCATTAATTACATCTGTTGTCGTTAGTAAAAATTTCCGAGCGTCTATACCGTCCCAATACTGATCTACTGTAAATTGTTCACCGTAAACCTGTACAACATATTCCACCATCTTATCTAAATCGGAAGCTTCAGGATTATTTGGAATGTCTGCAAGTTCAGGAGCTCGGCGAATTAAACGAGCTGGGATGAATGCTGGTAAGTTAAAAGTTTTTTCTTCGTTATTGATTCGTAAAGTTAATTTCATAATTTATTCCTCCTTAAATAATAAAAAGAGAGAGCATTTGCTCCCTCTTATTTTCCTGCTGGTGGTTGTGCGACTGGTTTTTCATATACTTTATTAAACCAATTATCTCCAACTGATTTTGTAAACGTTGGCTCATCTTCATCCGCTGTAAATTTCGTTCTATCATCAAAATCACGTTCAATAAAGGAACCTTTCAATTTTGTTGTTTGGAAATTCGGTTTATCTTTTTTCGTTTCAGCCTCTTCTTCCTCTTGTGAAAGTTTCCCTTTTAATAACCAAACATATCGATACTTACCATTGGCTTTTAAGAATCGGAAACCAATAGCTAAATATGGTTTCTCACCTTCACGTTTCTCATCTAAAACTCCATCTTTTACTTCTGGAAACCCTTCAATGTCAGCCTTTGTTGATAGAGAAATACTTCGAAGTTCGATTTCCACTTCAGTTTCACCATCAGATTCTGCAATCTCTGATTTTCTGTTATCGCTCCACATAACCTCAGAAGATACTTTTTTAGTTAATTTAACCTTTACTGCACCTTCCATTTTTTTAACCGTGCTGTAATCAACACCAGTTGCATCATCTTTTAATGACTTCGCATAAACTAGGTTATCTACACCGACAGTCGAACTAATTTTAATAACTTCTCCAGCCATCTATAACTCCACTCCTTTTGCGAATCGCATCGCGTAATGAAATATTTCTGTATCATCTTCATATAAATCAGCAATCGCATAACGTGAGAAGCCGATACTTTTCATGACTTCATTCACTTTTTGATGAATTGCTGTTGTACTACCCTTTGCCCAAACATCAATTTGAAACAAGACTTCACTTTCAATTTCTCGATTATCTGCAAATCCATCTGGCCTATTATCTAATTCAAAATACGTAATTCGCGGAAACTCTTCTGCTTTCTTTGCTTTACGGTAATAAATTCTTTTTCCACCTAACAATGAAACAAGCTCTTGATTATTCTCAAGAGCTTGTAAAATATCAGGTCTTAGATTTATCACAGGTTCAACCTCATTTCGTTCTTTAAAATATCTGTCATAGCACGTACAGCTTCCGCTTTTGAAGCATTAAAACCCGGCTCTATAAATGGATGTGCTGGCATTTTGGATGTACCCCACTCTAAAAACTTTCCATAGAAATATGGAGAACGATCCGCTTTGTCTATTCCAATCTTAATCGTTTTCACACCATTTTCCATTCGTGCCTTCGTAACTCGTATATTATCAAGCAAATGTTGGCCCGTACGCCAAGGTTCACTTTTGGAAGGTTTCTTAGGACTTGAACTCCTCGGTTCACTTCTTTCTGCAATAGCTTTTCGAATTTGTTCACCACCGGATGCAAGAGCTTTATCTTCAATTTCCTCTCCGCGTAACCCCATTTGATTTAATTCAGTAACTAAACGATCAAAACCTAACAAATCTACACCATCAGCCATTCATTTCACCACGCTTCCACATGATTAATAAAGTATGATCTTGAGTTGGAATAACGGAAACAATATCATAAATCACGTTTTTGTAATTAATTTTCATATCTGCACTTACATCATCCCGATTTCTGATTTCTGTTTCTCCTTGAACCTCACTATTAGCAGCCGCTGCCTCAAAGTATTTCCTTCCTTTTAAATAAACGAAAGAGCCCCATACAGTAAAAGCATCTTTATAGCCATCTATTGGATCACCGTCAGGCCCTTTTGCATTTTCATCTTTTACTTGAAATGTAAGCCTTTTATCTAATTTTGCAGGATTCATTTGCTTTCCTCCTGAGGTTCTGGAGCATATTGGAGCTGTAATATCATACTCTGAACAATAGTTCTGATTTTTTCACTGGCTTTTTCCCCTACAAGCAATCGGTTTTCATACCAATCGGCAACCAAAAATAAACAAAGCAACTTAGCATCTTCATTTGTTTGAGTAAATGTTTTGCCAGTTGCTTTGTAAATATATAATTCAGCCGCTTTAATTAACATAGTGATAGTTTGGTCATCGTCCCCATCCACTCGAATCCATTCTTTAGCTTCTTCTAAGGTAACAAGCATTCAAATGCCTCCCTAACTTACCCTTGAGGTTGTTCAACAGGAGCGCTTAAATCGATTTCTCCGTAAACTGCTGCTTCGTTATCCCACATTTGTACATCATCACGTTGAATTGCACGTAAGTCTAATGTATTACGAGTGAATGCTTTACCACCTACATCTGTAGAAGCAAGTTCCATATCTTCACGTTTAAATAAAACAATAGCTTCCTTTAAATCCCCAATAATAAGTGGAGCTTTTTTATTTGTAGTTCCCTTTGTTTTTAAAAAACGATTTGAAACAACAACAACTGGATTAGTACCAGCAAATAGTTTTTTGTTTTTTTGCGTTGGGTCTGACTGTAAAATATATTTTCCGTCTTTATCTTTTAATTTATCTAAGTAATTAAACCCATCTTGATTTGTAAGTAAAATTGCATTGGGAGAAATCGCTGGGTCTAATTTAACATTTAATACATCTTTAATATCATCCAGAGATTTGATTGCTTGCTTTGTTAACTTTTCGATTACATTCAAGATTAACACATTACGTGTAACCTTAGATTTTTTACCTAGCCAGTTAATTACATACTTTAGGATGTTTTGGTCACTATCTTGAAGCAATGAACGAGATAACGGTAAAATACCTGCTCTGTCCTTCACTGCATATTGTACATTTGAGAATTTCGGGTTATCAGTTTCTGGAATTTCGCCCATTTCAGTGATTTCAACAAACGGAATCATTTCTGAATTTTTCTCTAATACTCTTGATCCTGAACGTGTACGCACTGGCTCAACAGTTACATATTGCTCAAGTGCATCAAATGAACGAGCTAATTCATTGATTCGTGTTTGAATATCTTGAGGGATAACCAGCCCTCCATCTTCCCCAGTTAATCCAGACATTGCGCGTTTTTCTAAATCATCCTCAAGAAACTCACGTTCTTCAGCATTTAATGGTTTATTACGTAATGCTTTCATAAATACATCTCGGTATTCCATTTCACCATCTACATTACGTGTTTCAACTTCTCGGCCATTGTTTCGTTCTTCCGCTTCCGATTCATCCAATGAGCGTTGTAAATCAACTTTTTTCTGAAGTGATCGCACTTCTTCCATCATTTGTTCTGCTTCTGCCACTTTATCTTCTCTCATGAGAGAGCGTACTTCTTCCTTTTTCCCTTCTAATTTAGCTAATAATTCACGTAATTCTTTTGACATTCAAATCACTCCTTAAATTTATCAATAAAAAAAGAGCCTTATATAAGCTCTAGTTCGATTTGTAATTTTCTTTTCCTAAATTCATCAGCTACTCGCTTTTCTCCAGCTTTAAACTCATCCAATGAACGTACACTTACTTCATTCGTGGGATATGCCGGAAATGCAACCGGTGATATTTCATATAGTTCGGCATTCAAAATCGAACGCTTATAAAGCTTTCCATTTTCACGTTCTTCCGATGACCATTTGTCTTTTGTAACTTTCATCCCAAAAGAAACTCCATCAACATCTCCACGCTTAATCAATTCCCATGCGTCATTCCCGACAGTTGTATTAGGAATATCTAATTCAAACCGTAATTCTTTCTTGTCATTTTCGATTCGTAAAGTTTTACTTTTTGTATTTCCTAATACTTGAGATGTGTCGTGAGACCATAAACCTACAACATCACGAACTTTTAAACTTTCATCAAAAGCCCCTTCAGCAATCTCTTCTACGAAAGAATCGCCCCACCAGTCACGCATTTCAGCACTTTCATTGTTATATTTTATCGATCCAGAAATTGTTCGTTTTCCATCGTCCTCATTAACTTCACGGACTTCAATAGTCATTGGTAAAGCTCTAATTTCCTTCATTTCCTTCTTTGCTGACTTCTCCACTAGTATCACCTCCCTTCAAATACGCTTGTCCAGCCATATCAATCGGTAGCATATTCCCATTAACAAGTAAGCGATCCCCACCAACTTCTGGTGGTAAATCTTCTTTACTTCTAGCCTCGTTAGGTTTGAGGAAACCACCTTGAATACCTGTCCTATAAGCTTCATATCTCGTTTTAATATCCGCCCGTAGAATAGCATCTACATTGAATTTCGAATAAAAGCCTTTATCCAACTCACTGTCTAAAAATAGCTTATAAGTCATTTCTTGCTCATACATCGTTAAAGTAGCTTGCAATGTATCGGTATAAAATTGTTGTTGCTGCTGCTCAATATTATTTAAAGTCGCTTTACTCAAATCGTTTAATTGATGCATTTTAATGCCGAATGCAGTAGCGATTTGCCTAATAGTAAGCTCAGTATTTTCAAGGAATTGAGCATCTGACATATTTAAGGATATAGGCTGAAATTGGTATCCTACTGGCATTAATGCAATACGATGACTATTTTGAAGACCGCTAGACATTGATTCAAAATTTTCTCGGAAAACCTTTTTCGCATCTTCACTTAAATCACCGACATATTGAACTAATCCCTTTACCTGTAAGCCTTGTTTGTAAAAGTTATTTATGAATTTATCAGCTGAAGCTGAATTTTCTAATGTTGACTTTAAATATTCCATTGTAGGAACACCAACAAGACCATCAAGAGTTATTCCGTTTTTAAAGTGCAGTATCTCTTCAGACTTTAACACTCTTTGCTGTCCATTCGTATTTACTACATACCACATTTTAGTTTTGGAATTTAATAAACCGACGTCATCAATGTACACCGTCACTTTAGAAGCATCTATCGGCCATAACGCTTGAACTTTACCTTTTCTATCAAATTCTATGTTGGCGTAGCTATTGCCATATAAATTTTTTTGAGCTTCTAATGCCCCAAAAAAATTCATGCTAGACATATACGGGTTAGGCCTTAGTCTCAATACATTGTTGAGATAATGCTTAGTCCCGCGTTGGATTCCATATTCATCTTCCTGATAAATTTTCAATGGTAACTTTGATACAGATTCAGATAGTATCTTGGTACAAGCAAAGACTGTAGCAACTTTTAAAGCATTTTTTCCTTTAACACTAATATCACTTGGAGAAATCCCTAACCATTCTAATAATTTCTCATCGTCTTTATTTAACTCTATTACCTGCGACGTTTGACGTTTTTCAAAATTAAAGAACTTTTTAACTGAATCCACTATTTTCACATGTTCACCCCCTCCCTAGTTCCATAACTTGCCTAGAAAGTCTTTATTCGCAAATTCAGATACATCAAACCTGACACTTGCTCCATACATAGCCCTAGCAAACGCATTTAATACCGCTGCTGCTGGATCAATACGATTTTTACTTATTTTTTTCGAAATCATAATGTTTTCCTGATCATCCATTTTAACAACAGCATTATTAAGCGCCCAAAAAAGGACTGGGTCTCCATTATGTTTAACTTTCTTTTCGTATACTTTTTCACGAAAAGTTTTAGTCGGAATGGATAAATTAGCAATCCTTTGAGGGATTTCTACACAAACAAATCCTTTATTCTCTAAATTTTGTGCTAGATGCAACGCATTCCATTTATCATAATCAAACTCTTGGATTTCTTTATCTTTTGAAAAGTTTTCTATCCAAGACTCGACAATTGTATAATCAACCATTTCACCGGGCGTTAAAGTCAAATATCCTTGTTCGGCCCATAAATCATACCGCACCTTATCTATAGCCATTTTTTCTTTCAAACGTGCTTCAGGCATAAAAGAATGTTGTCCAACAATAAAATCACCTTCATCATCCATTCCAACCCAACCGACACTTGTTAAATCCGTTGTCATTGATAAGTCGCCACCTATCCAAAGAGTTGCACCTGAAAAATCAAGGTTATCTACTTCACATTTTTGCCATTTTGACATATCCATGTATCCGTTGTCCTTTTTATCGACCCAGATATTCATGTTTTTCGTTAAAAAGGCCCTCATCTTCTCAGGTCTATCAAGAGCAACTTTCAAATCTGAACGTATGCCTTCCAAACCTTCTTCATATGTTGCTACGATTGGGTTTGCTTTTATCCAATTCGACTCATCTTTGATATCATCGTTCTTTTCCAATTCGCAGATCATAACGAAATAATCATCGTTTTCTACATTTTTTGACGGGTCTAAGATATCACTGACATACTCATACTCCCTATAACAAGGTCTTGATAAGTCGAAACCAGCTGTTGTTATGATAAACATTAACGGCTCTTTCCTTGCCACCATACCAGACGATAAAACGTCATAAATTTCATCAGTTTCATGTGCGTGATATTCATCGACAATTCCAAGAGACGGGTTTTTACCATCACCAGTTTTTCTAGCTTCTTTTGAAAGTGGGACTACCACTGAACCATTCTTAAATATTTCAATGGTACTATAAGCTTCTTTCCATTTCCCTTCTAACAATTCACTAGAACTAATCCCTGTTTTTACAGCTTCATAAACTTCAGATGATTGGTCTCTTGTCCATCCGGCAATATAAGCACGTTGTTTTTCATCTCCAAGAAATGTACAAAAAGCTGCTACAATAGCAAGAAACTGAGATTTAGCATTTTTACGCGCTAACTGAATAAAAGCCTTTCTAAATCGCCTAGCTCCATTTATTTTCTTTTTGAATCCGAATATATTAGCCGCTAGAAACAATTGAAAATCAGTTAATTCTACGGATTCACCTGCCAAAATCCCTTCAACATGCTTAAATTCCTTTGCAAACCAGTAAAAATCCTCCGCTATCTCTCCATCAAAATAAAAAGGACTGTCTTCACTTTGACACTCCTCATAATCCCTTATAAATCGTTCGATGGCCCAACGATGTTTTTTGCAACTATTTATTTTGCCACTTAAAATATCCTCGCAATATGCAAAAACCCGTTCCATTATCCAGTTCATATACGATCACCAAAACGCTTTTGCGCTTCACTTTGCTTTTGTTGTGAAGTATCTGCTTCTGGAATAACTAATTTTAAGCGGGATGTAATGGTCAAACCCAAATCACTAGCTGAAGAACGGCATTCATTAAATAAAAGATTTTTACTTCTTTGCATTTGAGAATACAATTTAAAGTCATCTGAAGCTTTTGTTTTTCTTAGAAGACGAACCATTTTTATATATTGGTCTTTAGAATCAACGTACCTTGCTAAACTGTCAACATCTAAGTTGCTGAAAATTTTCAGCCTGACTAATTCAGCAGCTAAAGCATCGAATTCCTTTTTTTGTGCTGCGGTCAAATAAGAAGGAGCTTCAATTTTATCAGTATGCCCTCGTAATGCTTCTTCTTGTTTTTCTCGTCTGTTTTTCTCACTTTTTGTAATGTGATTTGATCTACCTTTTCCCTGTATAACAGAGAGTGGTTGTTTATTTCTTCCAGCCATGATTACACCCCCTTAAAAAAATATGCAAAAACGGATTTTTCTGCGAAGTTGGGGGGGCGGCGGTACGGGAAGACCGTCCTGAATGTTTTTCGACCCACCCCTACCCGTACTTCTTTTTGTCTTCTGCTGTTTTCCTGTTGTGACATGGATTACAAAGTGATTGTAAGTTTTCTAATTTAAGTTTTAAACTTGGATCAACTTTTATTGGAATGATATGGTCAACCATATCTGCAACTTTAATCTTTCTATTGTTCTTACAGTGTAGGCACAAACCCTTATCTCTCATTAGTGCCTGCTCTCTTAACCTTTCCCATGCCTTTGATTTATAGAAAGCCGTGCTCTCCTTGTCTCGTTTGAATCGGTCATAGTATCTATTCTTATCCTGCTGCGTTTCCTTTTCTTTGTACCTATGTTCATCACAATACCTTTCGCGTGTGAGATTATAACAATGGAATTCGCAGCACGGTCTAAGCGGCTTCCTCATCTCTCCTCACTCCTTACCTTATCTCAACAAACAAGACGCTCCATAATTTACAGTAGCGCCTACAATAATCAAATTTGATTTGAACATTTTATATCTAATTTATTCGCTTGTAATTTAATGAAGTCTGCTGTCTGTTCAATTGTGGATTGAGTAATCGATTTTATATCGAAAGATACTTCAGCCATTTCAGTTTGGACTTTAAATTTATTCATCACCTTTTCCAACTTCTCCAACGCATCTGCACATTCATTAGCAGCTTCCGTTACTTCCTTGATCCCTTCTAATGCTTTTGTTGTATCTACACTAACTTGTATTGTTAGTTCACTATTCTTATTTTGATTTACTTGCTTCTCGACTGGATTATATGGTTTCTCTATTGTCGGGCCACCACATTTAACACAGTTCATTCCTTCTAAAAAATGACCGAACATTACTGTACGACATTCGTTATCTCTACATTCCAATTGCATTTTATATTTCATTCTTCATCCTCCTCCAAAATAAAAAGCACCATCACTTGGCGCTTTCTTTTTTCTTATTCACCTGTTGCAACGTCATTGGCCCGTTGCAATGAGGACATTTCCAACCGTCACGTATCTTATGAGAAGTCTCTTCAAATCCGCAGTTTCTATCTAAGCACCAATGTTTTGTTAATGGCATTTTCAAACTCACTTCACCTCTCACTTTCCCCTTTCAAACCTCTTCCTTAATCGTTTCATTTCATCTTCTATAGCAAGATTCTTTTTATTAATCCGCTCATGACACTTTGCTATATCTGCTTGATACTTACGAATCTTATCATTCACGTACGCAGCTACATGTTCATGATTACAATGAGGACAAATAAAGAAACACTTCTCAATACGATTATGAAGTTGTGTTACTTGCGGATGCATGTCATAACTTTTATCACACTCAGAGCAATAAACTTGCATTCCCTTTCACCTCATTGATCTATTGATTCTTACTTAATGAATCAATTAATATCTCACGTGTTAATTCAAATGACTGCTCTTCGTTAAATCCCGCTTCTTTAAATTGCGTAAAGGCAGCAAACATCATTTTAGCGGCCAAAGCAAAATCTAACATAGCGTTTCCTACTTGTTCATTTTGCATATCGTTAACGATTTTATTAAATCCGTTCATTCAGTTATTCTCCTTTCCATATTCTTTTTTAAATTTCTTTAATGCACGTTTGAACTTCCAGATAAAATACTTATCTTTTAACCGCACAAAAAAAGAAGGACAAAACTGTTTGTAGTTTTCTTTATCCTTCTTCAATAATTCTTCTAATGATGTCCTAATAAGATAGTCATTTGAGTATGGCATAAAAACATGTTTATACATTTTGTAGTGGGTGAAACGTCTTGCATCTAATCCTACATCTTCCCGAACTTTAAGATACCTGACATATATTGATTCATCTATAGGGAGTAAACCAAGAGCAACGATTTTCTTTTTTAAATCGTCATTCATAATCCTCACTCCTTACTCTCTAAAAACTCATCAATCGCTTTCCCTAGTAAACTAATCGTCGCTTCCCTACGTTCTTTGGGAGTTGTATTATCAAAGAGCTCATTATGGATGGCAGTTGCTTGCGCCAACTTCTGGGGATCAATATGTTCATTAACTATTTTCTCACCAAGCGTTGAAACACAATATGTCATTACAGCTGCTAGTTCTTGTTTAGATAACTTCTTCAATTCTAATCACTCCTGTATCTTTTTCATTGTTTCTTCTGCTACCAATTCCATCACACCGTTATCGATTTTCTTTACTAAGTACTCGCCTTGTATCCTAAATGTGGATACACCACTTTTACTTTATCGCCTTTTTGTATAGTAGTTTGACCTAGCGCATCTGCCTTCGTTTCTACCTGACGCACTTTCTGTTCTAGATATTCTAATCGCATTGACAACTCTTGAATGTCCATAGTTCATTTTCCTCCAAAATAAAAAGCACCTATTACGAGTGCTTTAATGATTCGATATGTTTATTAACACGTTCATTCCCTAACTTCCAATACTCTTCATCCATTTCAAATCCAATGTAATTACGATTTGTATTGATACATGCTATAGCAGTCGTGAATGACCCCATACAGTTATCTAAAACGATTTCGCCTTCTTTTGTATACGTCTTAATCAAGTACTCAAATAAAGCTACAGGCTTTTGTGTTGGATGAAATGTCTTGCTATCACGCGGAAAATCAATCACAGATTTTGGATAATTAGTGTATTTTTTAACATGTACTTTATTTAATGATTCATTGTTTCTTTTACCGAGTATCTTCATTCTACGTATTTCTTTCTTTTGAATCGGTTTATCTAATAAAATTAAATCTTGCGGATAATATTTAGGCAGTTTTTTGTAGAATACTAATATGTTTTCATGATTTTTGAGCGGCATTCTGTTTGCATTCGGAAAACCTGTTGTATGATTTCCCTTCTTCCAGATCCACTCATAACGAAACAATTTAATATTTGAGGCAATCAACTTAGTAGTGAAAGGTTGGCTTGCTGTTAAAAGGATGGCCCCATTATCTTTTATAATTCTTTCGTATTGTTCCCATAGCAAATCGAACGGAATAATATTGTCCCATTTACATGCAGTAGTTCCATAAGGTAAATCACAAAGAATCATATCGATGGATTTATCTTCAATCATTTTCATACCTTCTAAACAATCCATATTAAGTACTTGATTCAGCATATGTTATCCCATCCATTTCTACAATTAGAGTATGTTGAACGTTGTTAATATCCTAAATTATTCTGGTATGCAACTTTTGAAATCCATAAACTACAAAAAAAGAGCAACCGTGCACCAGTTGCCCTTCTGCTAAAATTGTATGCTATCAATATAAATCATTTTTTCAACCGTTTCGATTCATTTTAGGAGTGAACCTAAATGATACCTTCACGCTCCACGAACTTAATCAGTCGAACAAGTTCAGCATGTTTCTTTTTGATATGACTAGAACTATAATTTACTACCTCTGCTATTTCTTCTAACGTCATACCATCCACATATTTCAATTTGAGTATCTGATTTTCTAATCCTCTAAACTTACTAATTAACTTTTTTAATTTATACATATCGTTCATCTTATGTGCTAATTCATATTCAATCGCTTCAATACGGTTTTCAACTTTTGCACCTTCAGATTCTGCCGTTAAACGTACTTCTCTCAAATCACCACTAACCCAGCGTCTTAATTCGGCTTTTGTTTTATCTAAGTTGTATTCCAGATAGGCTATGTCTTCTTCTAACTTTTGGTAATCTCTCAGCCAGTTAAACAAATGATGATTCACCTACTTTCATATTTCCAGATCAACAACCACATTTCCGATTGTCGATAGGTGTCAAAATGTCTTGTTGTTTATTCTTACAACTTGTACATTTGTTTTGCTATAATGGATTTACATTGCCATCTGGAAAAGTGACTTGCCCCATCGAGTTGCTTTTCCTTTTTTATTTTATGATTCCTGATTTCACAAAAATATTTCTCCAAGCTGCAGCAGTCCGTTCTTTATCAATTTCCTTTTGACGATTCAAAATTGCTCTTTTTACATGTTTTTTCTTTCCAGTTCTCATTTTTTATACTCCCTTTCTTAATAAATTCATTCTAATTTCCGCACAACACGTATAACAGGTTTGTACGCTCGAATAAGAGCTTTTTTATTAATAAGGTCTTATGATATTCAGTAGGTTGTTATCGTCTCACAATGAGCAATCTGAGGAGTTAACTTATTCGAACTTTTGTTCTCCGCTAACATTTATCTCACTAACTTCATTTATAATGACTCCTTTGTCTACTAAATCATCCTCAGTTCTTTTTAAACGTTTGATTGTATTAATAACTTCTTCTGTTGACTCTGCTTCAACGACAGCTTCATACACTTTTAATTCTGTGAAAGTCACATTAAATGTTTTCATTCTTTCTACTCCCTTTCTATTCAAATAGCGTTTTTGTTCAAAATAATACTCCTATCCATTTGGACACATTTACCAGTATTTTTACCAAAAAATTCATGATATGGTTATTTAGTCGAGTACGTCATTACTTGACAATTACCCTTAGGAACTCCGCAGACAAACGGGGTTTCTTTTATTTAAATAACGATTTTGTTTAATTTCTAACTTTTATCACATTAGTTTTAAATGCTTCACCCTTACGGTTAAAAGATACAATATTCATACCATGATAATCTCTGTGCCACCGGAAAGTTGGATCTAATCTATTATTAAACTCTCCATCAAACTTTCGTATCGTTGAAATTTTGATATTCTTCATTCCCATAAAATTTTCTTCACCTATTTTTGTCATTTGTCTATTTCTTGTATGTCTCATCCGTTCCATTCCCCTCCATATCTTTTATCACTAAATGTAAATATTAAGTTGTAAATTTAATTTACTTAGTGCTATAATTCGAGAGATCGATAGTTACATTCACTGATCAACCTCATGTAATTTTAATAAAAGTTCTCGAGATTCAGCCCCTAACAGCGCACCGTTAGGGGCTGAATTCTTTCCAAATAAAGATTTTATTGTACAACTACACATACCTAAACAACATGCATACATTATGGTGTGTATTCATTCAATATAAGTTTTGGTAAGAGAGTTCTTTGGCAAGAGCTCTCTATTTTTAAAATAAGAATTTTGTTTAGTATTCTGTCGAAGCAATGATACATGGATTTGTAATATTATCCCGCTTTATTACCCATTCGAATGACCTTAAAACATACGTTTCTCCACCTCTATGAATTACTGGTTCGATTGTGGCTACTCGTTGTTCTTCGTCAGGTAATTCATCAATGCTGATATGCATTTTGTCTTTCAAACTAACTTCCCCAACAAAATATTCTTCAATTTCCTCCCAATCTATGAATTCCTCATAAAAGTTTTTCGCTTCCTCTTCGTTCTTTGCAGCTACCCAATCGTAATCATTCATTTTAAAAACTTTCATCAGTAGCTCTGGATTCTCATAAACATTTCCTACGACTTCACATTCTTCTGAAACCCAATCAATGTCCTCGTCAATTGGGCTATCCCCTAAATAAAACGAACAATTGCCATACGTTACTTTCCAATGACTATAAGTGGTCGCGGTGTTTTCTGGTGTTTCATACAGTGTAGGTCCTTTTAAAATGTCACCTACATAAATTTCTTTGCCGTTTTTATCCTTTATTCCCGTGTATGGTAACAATGGAGAATAATATTGATCTTCTTTCCCGCCATTCTTCAAAGTGTCTTTTAAGCTATCAAAGTTCAAAATTTCTTCCCAGCTGTACATGATTCGATTTTCTTTACCATATATCCGATATTTAATTTCATTCATATCTCATTCTCCTTTTCTGCCAAATAACTATTTTGTACTAATTGACTCCCAATCAAATGTTTCTAATATATTCAGTAATCGTTCCACTTTTGGTGCTCGCCATGCCGTCATAGCGTAAGTATGAGCTTTTGAAGTATAGTGGTAGTTATTTAGTTTAAGATGATTTTTTGCTTCTTCTTTTGTTAAAAACATTGTGTCAGGAACAATGAAACCTTCTTCTTTCATAAAAGCTGTATCAAAGTAACCATCATTATTTAAATTACTTTCTACATACTCCCATAAATCATCGAACCTCTCGCTTTCATCATAAATAAGCACCCTTAATTCCTGATCTTCATCAATCTCTTCACTGTAATATTCCTCCAAGAACTCTTTCAAATCACTGAACTTATGAAAAGTAACAAGATCACCATCATTAAAGAATCGTTCCTCTTCACCGCTGTCGTATTTCTCATTTGCTGGAACCATTCTATAATCCTTAATAACCCAAAACCGTGGCGATGCATTTCCGTCAGTTTCCTGTGTAGTTAATTCTTGTTGCAATTCCTTTAAAAATTGAATATCCTTGTTCATTTCCCCGTTCCCCTTTACGAATAATCTTTTTTTACATTACACATACTATCTACAAGTCAACTTCCCATGACTACACTCTTTCAAAACGGAGCTTGTTCCTCCGTACTGTTTTGGATCGCGGCAGGTAACTTAGTCACTTACCTGCCATTTTCTATTCAAATAACGCTTTTGTTTAGTTTTCAATTAGCACTAACAAGTCATAATTTGATTCAATAAATTCCATGCATAATTTTCTGTTTACGTCGTTTCCTAAACGTTCATAAATCAATAGCATTTCATGTTTTGTAAAGCTTGTCCCTAATAACTGGTTAAAGCTTTTTAAGATTTTTCTAGATTTATAATCACTCAAACTTTTACTAATTGGTCTTGATAACCAAGCAAACATCTTACATATAAAATCCATATGATTTTCTACATCTTCTAATCTGAAATAAAGGTTGCTTCTAGGGTCGAATATCAATTCGTTACTACTATTTACAAAAGCCTTCGGGAAAAATCCCTGTGTCTTTTTTACTAAGCTTTGTACTTCTTCATTCATTTCTCGTTCCCCATTTCTGTACAAAATTCAAATTTTGTCTTACTTTACGCCCGTACTTCCAAATCCACCTGTCCCACGATCACTACGTGATAGCTCGTCTACCTCAACAAAATTAGCTGTTTCGACTGGCGCTATGACACCTTGGGCGATGCGATCTCCCTTTTTAACCACATATGTCACACTCTTGAATATTTCATGTTCATCATTGATACCTAATGTAATTGAATTACCTGGATATGATATATTGCTGACTATAACTCCTACCTCACCTCTAAAACCGCTATCCGCCGTACCGAGCACTACTCTAAGAAACGTTTTACGTGAAATTCCGCTTCTTGGTCTCACCTGAAGTTCAAATCCTGGTGGTATTTCGAATGCCAATCCTGTAGGGATTACTTTCGTTTGCCCTGGCTCAATAATTGTGCCTTCCGCTGCTACAAGATCAAAACCGCTATCTCCTGGCTTCGCATACTTAGGCAAATCCACATCTTTCACTCGCTTAATCTTCACTCGTAAATTCATTCCATTACGCCCCTTTTAATGAACTTTCAATTCGTTGCTTACGTGTAAGTAAATCTTCTAAATTACCTTCTGTTTTCTTTTTCTCAAGCCCTAACATATTTAAATGTAGTTTCATGTTGCTTATATCTGAATTAACACTTTCTAATTCTGACTCCAGTTGAACCCTTGTTTCTTTCTTCATGCAATCCCTCCTACAGTCCTAAATGCTCCATGATCTTACCGATGTTCTCATCGAAACCAATGTATGGTTTCCCCTCGATAATAAACGTTGGTAATGAACTAGATTTATATACAGCTTGTAATACATGCAGGTTGTTTTTGTCCTCATCCACATTTCTTTCAATCAATTCCACTTCATGTCCTATCGGTAGGTTGTTCAACATTTCTTTTGCTCTTTTGCATTTCGGACAAGAATTTCCAGTGTATATAATGATCTTAGTTGCCATTCTCTTCAGTCTCCTTCACTTCTGCTAATAATTGAGTAATTTCAAACGTGCCATGCTCTGTATATTTCATTGTTCTTCCTCCCTGTGATCTGCTAAAATATCCTCTAATGTGATTGCCGTATTTTCTAATGTGTGCCACTGTCCTTTATGAAATCCCGATAATCCTAAATCCCCACTATCAAAAGCTTTGTCAGCTTCTTTTCTGCTCTCTACTGCCGATTCACGTAATCCTCTTATAAGCTCTTCAATCGCTTCTCTCATTTTCTCCATCTCCTTTTAGTAGCCCCGCCAGTTCCTCGCAACTCCCTTCAAACAAGTCGCGCCCATCCGGTAGCTTGTATATGTGATTATCGATTAATTTGTTGATTAAAACGTCTTGCTCCATGTTGCCTCCTAGCTGATTTGTTTCTTTTTGTATTTCCTTGGTGGTTTTGTTGCTGCCTCGTACGGATCCATCTTCCTTTTTACCCTTTGATAAAACGCTTTACTATTAATTCCGTTCGCTTCTGCTAAAGGAATGTATCTCTCAAACCCCTTTGGCTTTGTCGCTGCTTCGTATGGTGTCATTCCTTCTTTTCGGCGGCGATAGTATGTCGAATCGCTTATCCCATTACTTCTGGCTAATTTCAGCATTTTCACATTCTTTTCTTTCCCTTCATAACTCGTACCAACTGGTGAAGTAATTGCGCGTTCCATCGTCCATCCATGACGTAATCTTTGGTCAAGCAACTTTTCACTCACTCCAATTGAAACAGCTTGTTTAATTTCCTCTTTGGATGGTTTTTGATAGTTTATTTTTCGATATACAGTCGCTGGGATTGTTGCTGCCTCTTCTGGTGTCCATTTCCGACGTTTCCCATATAGAATCCTCGATCTGAATGTTTTGTAATCAATTCCATTCTTCTTTGCTAACTCAACGTACTTTCGATACTTTCTTGCGAATTCGCCACTCAATGGTTCTGTAATTGCCTGCTCAACTGTTTTCTTTCCTTTTTTAATTCGTTGATTTACAGTCTGCCTACTAATACCATTCTGTTCCGCTATTTTATATTGCACTTCCGTTGGTTTCTCCTTACTTTCCATTCCTTGTCACCTTCTTTTTCCTTACCCTTGACGATATTTCTGCTGCTTCTTTTTTAGTCAATCTTGGGACTGTCGCAGCTTCAATTGGTTCCCAAAAAGATTCTTTAATACGTTGGCGAAATAACCGATATCCAATTCCGTTTTCCACCGCTATTGCTAGTTCTTTCTTGTACTTTTTCGTAAATGATTCATTCACAGGTCGTGTGATAGCTTTTAATATGTTCCAACCTCGTATAATCCTCTGATCTACGTTGCATTTGCTAATACCATTGTTCTTAGCAATTTCATATTGTTCCCAAGTTGGAACTGGAAGGTAATTATTCTCCGTGCTTGCATATTCTTCTTCGGCATACCACCGATCTAAATCCATTTTCAGATTGCCTCCTTCTTAGCTCTATGTTTAATATTAGGCGGAGTCGTTATAGCGCGTTCTATCTCCCATTTAAGTACAAAGACTCTAGTTCTTACTGTTCGTTTTCCAATGCCGTTATTTAGTGCTATGCGGTATTGTGACGGCGTTATGATATCTGTTTTGGAGTGTGCTCTTTTCGTGCATTCTATTGGCGATAAAACTGGCGTCGTTGCCGCATCATCAGGATTCCAGTTGTAACGTTTAATCCTGGAGAAGAACGTATCATATGAGATACCATTTTGTTGTGCCAATTCCCATTGTTTTGCATACAGTTTTTTTAAACTAACGAATAAAGGCTTACTAATTGCGTCCTTTACAGTCCAACCATAAACATTAATCCGCTGATCTACCGTACACTTCTTTATTCCGTTACGTTTTGCGATTTCATATTCTTCCCAAGTAGGAACAGGACTATATTCCATAAAGTTTCACCTTCCTCACTTTAAATTAGTTACAACAACGTCTCCCGGTTTCTATTGGCGGAACAGTAGCTGCCAATTCTATATCCCACTTATAATTACGTATCCGTGAGTGAAATGTTTGATAGTTAATTCCATTTGCTTCAGCTAACTTAGCCATTTCTTTAATAAATTCAGATGGCTTTTTAACTGGTTTCGTGGCTGCTTCTTCTGGAGTAAACCCTAAATTAATTCGGCTATAAAATGTGTTGGGATTCATTCCGTTTTTCACTGCGATTTCTAGCCAGATTTCAGATTGGCTTTTTTTAGAAGCGCGTTTCTTTCCTGGTGGGGTTGTTACGGCCTCTACAACATCCCAAGCGCAGTTGTAAACACGATTTCTTAAAGTATTCTTATTTATTCCGTTTTCTTCAGCTCGTTGATAATCAGATTGACTTAAAATCCCCTTTTTCATTGCAATCCCCCTAATCTAAATTCATAATCTCTGCTAAAGCCCTTGCGCTTACAACAGTTTTTATAATTTGTATTCTTCCGTGCTTTGCTATGGCATCGCTCTTCGCATCATCTTCACTTTTCACTTCAAACCAATCAATTTTCTGCTTATCCTCCTGATCATAGAAGTGAACTTCATACGTAGGCGTTATATCGTTATGGCTGTTATTATGTAGGAACTTTTCTGAAGTACTAGTGGCTGCATAATCAAAAGTTCCTATGACATCCTCAAACGAAAGTTGACCGCTTTTCACGATGCAATCCCTGATTTCTCTTCCTGCTGCATACGATGGATTTCCATTATCCTCGCTATAACGGCATGACGCTTTCTATCCACTTCCTCAGGCGTCTGGTTCGCAGCCTGGCAAACGCATGGCCCGAATTGATACATACCCATTCCAGTTCCGTTTTGAATTACTCCAGTACCATTACACGCGCACATAATCGTCATCCTTTCTTATTACAACTTCAATTCCCCGTTCTGATATTTGGGCTATTGCAAAGGCCATGTTATTTTGACCTGATATTTGTAAGCGTAGTTTGTTGAAGATGTATAGTAATTCTTTGTATGAAAATTCAATCTTTTTACCTGTTGGCTGTCGCAGTAATTGCCCTTCCTTTTTTTCAAACACATCGATTTTTATACCATTCTTATCTTCCTCTATTTGCTGTTGTACTTCCCGTATACTCTTGCGGTACCCATAACGCTTGCCAACCTCTTTTATTAGGTCAAACAACGTTTTCATTTCAATCCTTTTAACAGTTGGATCTCCATAGCAAATTGAGCAAGCTGTCATTTCCTTCTCTTCAATACGTACCTCGTGTATATCGATGTTATCAATTGCTGCACCGCATATATCGCAATATGGTTTAGATGGAGCTTGTACATCGTCAAATAACATTTTCCTTCTCCCCTTTTACGCTTCTTTGAATCTTTGAAGACGTTGCTTAGCAATCTCTCTTCTGTAGCTTTCTGCTTTATTTTCAACCGTGAGGCTTGTTTCAACCATTCGATCATAGGAACGCTTTCCTACTTGGTTCTGTAGTTCTTTAGGTTGAAGATTACTTGTATATAAGGTAGGAAGCTCTTTTCTATATCGGCCATCTATAATATTGAACAATTTCTCTTCTACCCATTCCGTAGTCTTTTCTGCTCCAATATCATCTAATATAAGTAAGTCGCATTCTAAAAGTGCTCTCATAATTTGTGTTTCATTTTCTTTGTTTTCACTGTTAAACGTACTACGAATGCGTTGCAATAACTCCGGAACGCTTTGAAATACAACGATATATCCTTTTTTCGAAAGTTCATTTACAATTGCTGCAGCTAGGTGAGTTTTACCGTTCCCAGGATCTCCCCAAATCATTAATGATTCGCCATTCCATTCTTTAAATGTTTTTACATACTTCATCGCTATTTTGTAAGCAGTCTCGGATCCATTTCTATCTAGAAAGGATTCAAAAGTACTTTTCGAGAATCTTTCTCCTAAATTACTGATACTAAACAACTTTTCTATTTCTCGTTTCTTAGCAAAGTTTTGAGCTTCACGTATTTTTGCTTCTTCACGTTCCACAACACATTCACAAGTAGGAAGGATTTTATTTTTAATACGTAGTTGTGGCACTTCAACAGTTATTGCTGCAATGTATTTATTGCAATGCTCACATGTATATCCTTCTGTTTCTTCATTACAAGCCGATGTATTCACTATCCGAGTCATTACTCTTCCGATCGATTCCGACACGTTTATTCGCTCCTTTATTTCGTTGATATTCAGATTCTAAAGCTTCCACATCATTTAAATTCTTAATGTTTTTGTTAGACCACTGTTTTAAGATACCCTCAGCATAATTCCATTTAGCTTGTTTTTTTAATGCACGTTCCATAGCAGCTATAACCAGTTCTTCGCTTGTATCTTTAATCCACTGTTCTATGCTATCTGCCATGAATGGATTTAAAATTCCAATGTTACTTTCATAGAATGAGAATGGATTCTTATTACTATTACTTTTTGTTAAATTAGTATTGTTAAGATTAGTATTGTTAGTGTTTCCCTCAGACACTACCCCTAGTTTCTGTGAGACACTACCATGGTTTCCCTCAGACACTACTAGTTTCTGTGAGACACTAGGGGTAGGAAGAACATAATAGATATTTGATAAGTTATTACCTTGGTCATCTTTCCTATTAACCTTTTGGATGTATCCTTTTTCCTCTAAGGATTTAATACATTCTATTATTTTCTTTCTTCCACACCCAACTTTCTCAGTTAAAGTCGTCAAGGAAGGGAATGCTGATTGTGTATCACGATTCGCGTACCTGACAACAACTGCGTATGTTTTAAATTCATAAACATTTAAATCACAATTATCAATTGCATCATTTTCTAGGATGAAAAAACCACGTCTTTTATCAATAAAATTCATTCAATCCACCTTCTTTATCATCAAAAACGAATACTCTGTTTCAATTTCGTATCCAGATAGTTTGTACTTTCCTTTTCCAAAGTTTTTGTTCATATCATATTTATAATCTTTCCAAATACTTTTACGAACTTGGTATGGCCTTACATGATCGTAACCACGTTTTTCTAAATCACGAACTCTCCTTAATAACTTCCCTAAATGTGGGCCTTTCAAATGTATAGGTTTATTAACCTCATCGTTCCAAGCCATTTCATACACTCTCCCTTTGGCATACCGCTATATCACCTTGAATTTCAATTATTTTGTATCCTGGATAGCGGTCATGAGTAATGTACTTAATCGCCCTCAATTTCGCTTCTTTTTCGTTTTTCACGCCCTCCCATACCCATGAAGGAAGGACGACTTTCGATTGATTTTTATCTAACATAGGCTTTCACTCCTTATTTACTTAGAAGAAACGACTGTGATATAATAGAGGTACATAATAATCTGTTGTTTCTCAAACCATTCGATTAGGCGTAGTCGAATGGTTTTTATTTTGTTTTGATGCTGTACGCATCATCATGACCAGAAACGAGGTGGAGGGGAAAGGGTGTCCGCTCCTGATCATGATGACAAGCACAACGCTTGTCCTATTTAGCTAGAGTGATAAACTCCTTATGCATTTCCCAAATCTTATATGCACTTCTATGTAACCCTTTATCTTTTAAATCACGTATCATTTTGATGATGTTTGCTTTCTCTTCTTTGTCCCGCTGCTGTCTATCCATCACTTTTCATCCTTCATAAACCTTTTATCTATCCAATCCATCAGACGAATGAATCCTGCGGTCAAAATGACAATTACCAGTATCATAAAATGTGAGAATGTGCTTTCTTCCATCATTTACATTGCCTCCTAGTCAATAATTTTTAAGTATCTTGGTCTAGGTTGTTTAACTACCGATGTTTGTCCTGTCTCGTTATCTATTAGTATTTTTTTGTTACCAGTTTCGCACATAGTGTAGGTTTTCAGATCAGGGAAGACTTCTTCCGTAAGTCCCTTACCTGTTTCTTTTCTTTTAATTTCGCTCATGGTTGTGAATGAAGTGACGCAAAATTCAAAGATGTCATTCCAATCATGGTAATTAAACAAGAACTCCGAAACAGATTCTCCGATTTTGGTGTCTATACCAATCTCGTTTATAGCCTCCATTGTGGAGTAATAATCCTTAATGCCAAACTTCTTACCCTTATACTCTTTTGATATCGGGAATATAGTCATAAATTCTCTTGGCGTTAACTCACCTATAACTTCTTTTATCCAACTAATAAGCTGAAATTTAGCTATCAATCCTTCATATGAATTTATATCTTTTAATTGGTTAACAAACTTAATTCCGTAGTACACTATTTTTCGAATCGTATCTTTATCACACGCCCCTGTTTCAGCGATTTGTTGAGTTCTGTCATTAGTTACTTTAGTGAAAACTCTGCTATAAATAGCGCAGTAATCAATTTCTTTCTTTTTAATTCCAGCTATAACTCGAAATTTTCCCATGCTACTTCCACCCCCTCTTACATAATTTGTAGATTTACTTACCTCCTTTTTGTGTAAAATTATTTAATTTTTTCCATGTGAGTTCTTTAAGGAGCTGTTTGTGTTTTTTTACTAAGCAGTTCGGTATATCGTCAATGGATTTCAACCCTAATTGCTGTTTTAAGTAGGACGTTATTTGTCTCATAACTTTAGTTGTGTCTTTCTTAATTAAGTCTCGAACAGCTTGTTCTAAGTCATTTTTCGAGCCTTCCATCGCTTCGAATGTGAGTTGTACTTTGTTTCCTACAAATTGTTGCGCTTTTCGATGACGATCTTTTTGCAAATCATCACGGATTATTTTTGAAGCTACATTTGATAACTGCGCCTTTGTTAGTCTTTCGTCAAAACTCCCTACAGTTTGGTCTAGCGTTTCGACTTTTTCTGTGTGCATATCAACTGCCTCGCCAAGCTTCCCTACATCTTGACCTACTTCTTCTAACATGTTGCTTTGACTCGCGAATTGCGTTTGTACCAACGCAAATAACTTTTCAATCATTGCATCGTTGCTTCTCTTAATAACTAAATCCCCTGATTCGTTAAGCGTGATTGGTAATTGTCTAATTGGATCCATTTTTATTCCTCCAGTTAATTAATTTTTCTGCCTGTTTGAGCGATTTTTAAATCATTTATGAACTCTTGAAAGGCTTGAATACGCGAATTAAGTAAATCTTTAGTAGCATCACTCGAATTCGCTATTGAACCCCTCATAAGAGAAGAAACCACTGCATCTTTTAAGAACTTGTCCATGTATGCAATAAGGTTATGAACGTTCTTATTGGAAATATAATTCATTGACTTTTCTTCTTTTTCCATGTCGTTTGCATCTTTAGATAATGCATCAGCTTTTTGTTTGTAGAAATCAGCGTTGTCTTTATACTCTTGATTCTCTTCTTTTAACCTTTCAATCTCGTTAAGAAGGTCATCCGGAACAACTGGTACTTCTTTTACTATCTCTTTTTCAACAACTTGAGGTTCTTGATTATGTACGTTTTCTAGTTGTTTCATTGCGACTTGCTCTGATTTTCTTGCTTGTTCTAATTCCCTTTGTGATTCTTGTATTTTGTGCTCTGCTTGTTCTAAGAGCTTGTCCTTTTCTTTAAGGGACTTTTTCACTTCCCGAAGCTCACGAACCGTCATTTCATCGACTGTTTTTTGTTCCCCTGTTGATGGAATGGTATGTGGTTGTTCGATGAATTGTTGGCGATCTATTTCTTGTGGAAGTGATAACATTTCAAAAATTTTATTTGGCGCTAAATTCCACGACGTCGTGGAATTTTCGAATTGTTCGTAAGCGCGCATGAATCTCCTTGCTTGTTCTTGCGAAAAATCCAGTTGATTCTCGCACCATCTACCAAATTCACCATGCATCAAATCATTTTCTTTCGCATGTTTTAATCGCTTTCCAATTTCAAATATCGACTGTCCTGCAATTTGTTGATAGCTTTTTATTTCTGCTGTAATGACGTTGATGTCGTTTGATAAGTTCATCACTTCATTCATTCGTTTCACCTACTTTCTCGTTTAAAACTTGTAATTGATCCATTTTATTTCCCCTCCGTTCTTGATGTTGTCATTTCGACAACATTTTGAGCAAAAAAAAGTTCATCTATTGATACTCCAAGTGCATTTGCTAGGGTAGGTATCTTTTCAGCATCTAATCTTCTCTTTCCGTTTTCTATGAAAGAAATAGCTGAAGCGTGGCTGAAGTCAAGCTTCTTAGCTAATTTTTCTTGAGTAATATTCTTTTGCTTGCGAATATCTCGAACTCTGCTTCCGAAAGTCATATCCGCTTCACCTCCTGTCGTTGTCGTTTTGACAACTTCTTGATTTCATTATAGGTTGTCATTTCGTAAATGTAAACCCCGTTTTGTCATTTTGTTAAAAATATTTTTACAGATAGTGAAAAGTTGTCAAAAAGTATATATACTGTAATTAAAGAACAATGCTTTGCAATGCAAAACATTGCAAACTACACAATGGGATCTTATTTATAAAGGGGAATAATAAAATTATGAACTTAAACGAAAGATTGAAAGCGTGTCGCGAAAAGAAAGGTTACACACAGACTTTCATCTCAGAAAAATTAGACGTGAACAAAGCCACTTTATCTAGTTACGAATCAGGAAGACGTAAACCTGACTACGAGACATTAACTAAACTAGCAGACATATACGAGGTTTCAGTTGATTACTTATTAGGAAGATCAATACATCAAAAATTAACAGTAAAAGAAACAGAAGAGATCAGTAAAGAGACTAACGAATGGATGAAACTAATCAACCAACTATCAGAGGACAACAAAGAGTTATTTAAATCAACAATTCAAAGCTTTATATCTAAAAATAAAACTCCGTGAGACTAATAATTGTCTACGGAGTTTTATTTTACTTTTTTTCTGTATTTGATAATTCTAGTAGCATTTCACGTAGATGATCAATGTTTACCCCTTCTGTCTTCTCCATTAATAATAATTCAGATACTAAATTCTCCATAATACGTTGTCCCCCTCGAAATGTTTATGTATCAGCTTTTATAAGACTGTTTTGGAAAGCATTTGACCACATGGTCGATTCGCTTCCATTCCCCTTAAATTAGAAATGACACTATCAACAATTGATAGTGTCATTTCCTTTATCTATTAAATTCCCGTTGTGTTGCGACAGAATCAGCCGCCTGTCCCACCGGGATCAGCTTCCATATATAGTACAGGTTGTTCTGATTTAGCAACCTGTTGTGTTTCTTCTGTTTTTACTGCTGTAAAAGAAAAACAAGCTACAGCGGCAATCGCTAAAATCGATTTAATGACCTTTAATTTCAATCATTTCACCACCTTTATGTATGCCTTCATTATATCATTTCAAAGCCATTTTAGGTAGGGAAATATAGAAAAAATCACCTGTTTTTTCAAAATCTGCTATGGCCTCTTCAAAGAATGTTTTATCTCCTGTAGCAAGACCTTTGTAGTATTTTTGGAAAGGAGAAAGACTGCCATATTTCTTTTCTAACCCCTCTAAAATAATAATCGCCTCTTTCTCTCTGCCTATTTTTGCGTATAAATGTGCTTTTTCAGCTAAACTCGACGGGTTTATTTTATCAAGATTCTTTTCATGAACTATATTAAGAAAATCAAGCGTGTTTTTTATAAACCCTTTACGATTAAGAAGTTTTTTATTTGTAATGATTGGAAGAGTGGCGAAAGATTGTTCTAAAAAATAATGTGCCTTTTCATAATCCATCATATGCGTTTCGGCCAATGTACAATAAGCTAATGATTTCATACAATCATAAGGATTAGTTTCATCGTTTATAATTTCGAAACATAATTTCCTCGCAGTCTCTAAATCATTTCCTCTTTGTGCACTCATTGACTCCATTTCTTTTATTCGTAATGAATATGATTTTCTAATGGTATCTTTACTAACATCATCAATCATTGGTTTCAATTGATTTGTATATTGTGAAACCATTCGATAGTCGCCAAAATTTAGTTGAGCATATATAAACGCAAACCCTGATAATATTTTAGCTTCGTTGTTAGATGTTTTAAAAGAATTCCTCATCTTGTCCGTCTCCACAAAAAAGTCATTATTAGATATCCTTCCAGACAGTCGCAGAGCAAGTAAATCATAAATAGATGCTATTTTCTTATTTATTCTTGCGTTTTTCGTAGTTTTATCTGAGTTTATTATTTTAGCGGTCAATTGTTTTTGTAATCCGTATTCGCCATACATATTCAAAACTTCCATGGCTACCCGTTCATTAACTGGCGTTAATTGTTCGAACATTTTTTTGACGCATTCTCTTCTATAGTTGATGTTATTCGGTTTATGCAACCTCAATGATTCTACAAAGTGCATAAAGTCAAATTCACTAGTCGCTTTAAAATAACTGTTCACAGTTGTGTGACTAACATCGAATCGTTTAGCTAATTTACGATTCGTGTACCCGTTACTCTTTAAATCCTCATGCATGTTACTTAATAAACTCTGCATTATTTGTCCTCCTCGTGGACAAAAAGACACGTAAACCCCATTTTCTTACATAAAAGGAAAACGTGTCACTCTCACTCTAAGTTGTGTTATAATATGTATGTACAAGATCCGCGACAATGTTCCCTAGTGTGGTTAGGGGGCAGTGTAAGAGTGTTACCAGCACTACTTACACCGTGGGTCTTTTTTCACGTCCGTTTATTTTATTTGTTTTCATAATATCACATTTTTGGCAAATTTCAGTCATGCAGTTATCAGACAATTATTGAGAAAATTAAGAAATCCCTTATTATCAAGGTTTCTCAAGCGATACAAAAATAAAATATGCAATTATGCATGGAACGCTTGAAGACCTCACATGCATATATTACCATAAAATCGAACTTTTGTTCTAAGTATTTTTATCATGATTCAAAATTAATCTTTTTAAAATTAAAATGTTTTATAATTAATCGTTTTATCCAAATATATACCATTTACTTTGCTCGTTCGCTTATAATTGTCACAGATAAAAAAGGGCGGTGAATAGTCATTGCTTAGCGAACGACTTATATACTTTCGAAAGAAAAACAAACTTACTCAAAATGATGTTGCTCACCATCTTAATGTTGTTCGTTCAACATATACCAATTGGGAAGCGGGAAGATCTGAACCTGACGTTTCTACTCTAATCAAGATTGCTGATCTATATAACATTAGTCTGGACAATCTGGTCGGCAGAGAATACCGGATACCACCACAAGTCGAGGTCATATTAGATCAAATTTCTAAACTAGACACAGAACCACAAAAGAAAGCACTAAACCTCTTAGTGGAATATACATACTTGGTGAAAAAGTATTTTATGTAGGTCTCACACTCCTTATTTTAACGTATAAACACCTTTAAACATCAAGGTAATATGAATCCTCTATTGAAGATTCTAAAACAAAATACGGAGCGTTGCAGCGCTCAATATTTCAAATTAAAGATATTGTATTTGAATCCATAGTAAAAGAAATCATTTCCAAAATAAAGAGGTAAAATTTTACATAATTTTACCATATTAACCAATGAGGGCTTCGGCTCTCTTTTTTATTTTCTTTCGACAAAATATGACAATATTCGAATTGATTGTTTGCTATGATAGGCTCGGAAATCTTACATTTTACATAACTGGAGGAAACAAAAATGAAAAAACCGTTCTACAAAAAATGGTGGTTCTGGGTTATCGTTGTTATCGTAGTACTCGGAGCTTATGGTAATAGCAGCAAGGATACAGAAGATACTAAAACAGCTTCTACTGAACCAAAACAAGAGGCTAAACAGGAAACGAAAAAGGATGAGCCTAAGAAAGACGAAGCTAAAAAAGAGGAACCAAAGAAAGAAGAACCTAAAAAGGAACTTTCTAAAGAGGGCGAGTCTTCTAAAGTTAAAATCGCTGTAGGTTCTGTTGAATCAACAGATTCAGTAGGTGGTCAATACTTAAGCGAAAAAGCGCAAGGTGTGTTTAAAATCGTTGAGGTTTCTATCACTAACAACCAAAAAGACGCTATCACTGTCGATGCTAACAGCTTCAAATTAGTTGATAATCAAGATCGTGAATTCAAATACTCTACACAAGCTCAAACTGCTTTTGATGTAGGTAACGGCGGTAAATCTGATTTCTTCTTAAAACAACTTAACCCTGGACTAACTCAAACAGGAAAAATCATTTTTGATGTTCCTGCTGACGCACAAGGCTTAGTTTTAAAAGCTCGCGGCGGTATGATGGGTAAAGAAATTAAATTAAAAGTAGAATAGTTGAAGGCACTCGAAAGAGTGCTTTTCTTTTTTCTCAATCTTCTAACATTCTATAATGTGATATAATGATATTGGATGAGAATCCAACACTCATATTATTAAAATTAAAGTGGTTATCAAGTCGGAGGAAGGCACCTTTGGGTGTCTTTTCTTTATACAAAAAAACACGTCAAATTAACTTTTAAACGTGTTTTTCGGTGAAATGATATTTAATATAATCTATCCCTAGACTAACTAACGGAATAATTATTGCTAAACTTAACGCATAAACCATCGTTTTTATACCTGTATAGGGGTACCGCCAGCATTTCGGAAAAAAACCACGTTAAGAATTTTTCGGTTAATGTTCCCCTGATTTAAGGACAATACAAGGGGAGAAAGAAACATCTATGCTGAAAAGTGTAACGTATACTTTTGGAAAAGGTTTATGGCAATCATTTTGGTAATTACTTTTGGTAAAAGACTACCTCTTTGCTATCAAGAACCTTAACCAAGATTGAATAAATTACAAAAATTATGGTTTTTGGTAACTAAAGTTTTCCTTAACGCTGTTAAAAGTACTCGTTTTTATGTTGAAATTTGCTTAACGTGGTTTTTTTCCGTTTTGCGGTCTGTACCCCTGTATAACCTAGAAATTTATCCGCTATAACTAACGCTAAAACAAATAATATTGTTGATTTTATAAATAGTTTAAGAAGATCAATTTTCATATTAGTTCCTCCTTCATATCTCATTAGAAATGCAAAACTTTTCAAATGAGTGTATAATATACATTAGACAGAGGCACAATTGCAAGAGAACAGAGTGGTTGAGACACCCTGTTCTATGTAATACTCACTTATTAGTGAGTGAACGGAACATAACTAAAAGTAAAAAGTAACTATCTTTAGCACTCTTAGCCACTCTACAGCTACGTTCATAGCTTGAGTGGCTTTTACATATGTAAAAATAGATAAATTCCGCGTTTTTTGTTCTATATATTCAACGAAAGGTTCAATGAAGTACCTTTCCATGAAAAACAATAATACAGCCCCTATCAATTCTTTCACATGTATCACCTCCTTCTAATAAGAACTAAAAATCAACAGCAATTGCTGATAAAAGATTGCTTGATTTTAGTTAACTTACCAGAGGTAGGTTGACAATCCCACTCATTTAACTAACATTACTGGAATAATATAGCATGTATTTGCAAATTTGCACATATCAGAATTTTGAGTCAAAATTAATTTTAAAGCATCTCAACTTTATACATTAAACATTACGAATCACTTAGATACCGCTTCTCGTTTTTTTTGATAAATGATTTTTCACAGATTCTTTAGCTGTCTTTAAATCGATTTTCTCATTTGGAATAACATCCATGACATTTGATTTAAACAAGAAATGTTGTTTCTCTTCAGTTTCTACATAAATCATGTACTTATCTCTACCAACTACCTTACCCTTCAAAGGCTTTCCATTACTTAATACAAATGTACATGGCATTTCATAATGTTCTAAATACATTAAAATACTATCAAAAAACATATGCATATACTTCATCCCCCTTTGAAACAAGTATAACAAGAAAAATTAGATAATAATATTAACCATTTAAGCACTTAACAACTTAATAATTTCACGTACTATATCCGATTGATAAAACCAAATTCAGCAGTAAGGCCTATTCTACCATCCCCATACATAATAAAAACCCCCTAAATAGGAGGTTTAGGAATAACAAAGTACTAGGGTGCATATAACTTTGCTTTAAAGGGACAGGGATGTCCGCTTTTATATTTCTTTTCTTAGACGACGTAAATGCCTTTCCGAAATGCCCATTTCTGCTGCTACGGACTTCCATTTTGGCTTTGGATTTTCTGCGATCAATTCTTTTAATTTAGCTAGCTGATTATCAGTTTGTCTTGCAGTTTTCTCTTTATGTTCTTCTAAGCTAACAGAACCACGGGTTTTTCGCTTTCTTAGCTTGTCCCTGTGTTTACTTTCCTCTGAATCAATTAATGTATCCATCAATTCAAGTTCTTCTTTTGTTAATTTTATGTCTAATTTTCTAAAAATCGTCTCTGTTTTCATTGGTTTAATTAAATTTGACGCTAATCCTCGCATCGTAAACCCATTTTCCGCAAACGCATCGAAAAACTTTATAGCATCTCTATACGCATCTTTCGCTGTTCTTTCTACTTCTTTTTTCGTTTGCGGTTCTTTAAATTTATCATTTATCTGAAATGTCATTTCTAACGTCGCTATTTGGTTTTTAACGATCAAAGCTGTCGTGAAGGCGTAAATGTATGTCATGTCGTGTCTATGCTCTATTTCGCCATTTCTGAGCGCCACAATCTTCTCTAAATCAGATTTCCTTTTTGTATTTAAACTATAAAGGTTCATTACCCCTTTTTGAGAAGGTAGTGTTGAAATTGACCCTTTTTTACGTGTAGCAGTTCGTTTCGGTTGTCTCTTCTTTTCTAAAGGTGGTACATAATCATATAACTCTTGTAGATCGTGTTCGCGTCTTGTCCAAATTTCAAGTTCTATTTGCTTTCCAGTTTTGCTATGCGTTGTATATGGCATGCGCAGGACCCTTGAAAGGTCGCTACATGATCCGTCTGCACCTAATGGCATCAACATTTTTATAAAATGGTTTGTTATGTATTGAGATAAAAATGCCATTTGTGGAGCTGCGCCACCTTGTACAGTGTAAATCAGTTGCATTCCTCGACCATACATAACTAAATTAGGACAAGGGAGCATCCCTTCTGCAATGAAATCTTGTAAGTTTTGAATCACGTATTCTTTTGAAATATCCAACTTGTAAAAATCTAAATCTACGCCGATATTCCGTATTTGTTTTAAATCTGTCGCTTTCCTACTTCCAAATACAAAGCTATTCAATGACAGATAAAAGTCCTTATTTGAAGGATTAGACATATTTGAAAGAGTTTTAATGTCATTTGTGCCTATCCATAATTGTTTCTTCTCGCTACCGCTTAAATCTAAAACGGCTATATACCCACTCTTTTTATGTTCTGACAAGTAGCATTCATGCCACTCATCAATAAACGATTCCTGGTGTTGCCTTATAGCTAACACAAATAGACCTCCTTTTGAGAATAAAAGGAAGTCACACAAGGATATAAAAGTATTTACCTTATTGATTAAATTTGATATCATAGAGACATAAATTAATTAACAACAGGGTATACACCTTGTGTAACTTATCAGAGAGTCTTAAATCCAAAGTTTGGTCGCGGAGGATTTAGGGCTCTTTCTCATTTATTCGATTAATTTCTACATCAATTGTAATACAAGTTTCATATAGTTACAAGAAGCAGGAAGATAAGCGTGAAGCTTGTCTTCTTTTTTTATTGTTGATAAAACCTTTAGGGAGGATTGACGAATCTTAGGGAGGACAAGCCTATGTCTTCCCTACCTCGCAACATTCATTTTTATTAATATTGCGAAGCCTTTGCGATGCCCTATAACCTTGCAAACTAATAATCAATGATTAACCAATAATAAATTTAGCGTTTTTGGTATATTTCATTGAATTTAAACGTAAGTATCTGTTAGAATCAAAAATATCAATGATTAACCATTGGTTTTGAAAGGGGAATATATATGCTATTAGGAAATCCGTATGCGATTGACTTAGGAAATGGTTTTACAAAGCGTGCTTCAAAGAAAAACAAATCACTAGAGGCTGATGTTATTACAGAATTATCGGTGTTAGCGCCTGTTGATGACTACTACAACGAAGCTAGTTTCACAAAAATTGAATTAACGAACACCGACTTCCCTTACTACATAGGAGAAGAAGCTAGAAAATCAAAACTTCCATTAATTCGCGCGCTTGGCGAGAACAAAGCAAAACGTTATGAGGATCCAACGTTTAAGAAACAGCTATTCGGATTCATTGCAAAAGACTTTAAGAAGAACGTTACTATTCCGTTACTTGTTACCGGTCTTCCAGTATCTCACTTCGGTAATCAACGCGAATCAATCCGTAAGGTCGCTATGGAAGAAACAGCAGTAAAAGTAAACGGTGAATTAATCACAGTTAAAGTAAAAGAGTGTTTAGTAATCCCACAACCAGTAGGAACACAATATTACCTGGTTAAAAAAGAAATTATTAATAAAGAAGATCGTATCCTTATCATTGATGGTGGATTCGGTACATTCGATGTTACTGATATGTCTGGTAATGCTGTTATCGACCGTTTAGGAACTGAATTAGGTTGCGAGAAAGCATTCATGGCTATTGAGCAAATCGTACGCGATAACATTGGCGAAACACCTGATTTAAGCGTTTCTAACATGCACTATATCCTTGAAAATGGCTATAAGTACAATGGCTCTCTATACGACTTATACACTCATAAAGATGTAGCTGAGAAAGTTGATGAAGAATTACAACGTCATTTCGATGCAGCATTACGTGAAGTTTCTCAAAAGTTTAACTTAGCTGTATACGATAAAATTGTATGGACTGGCGGAATGGCTGCGCTTCACAAAAAGCGTATCGAGAAGAAAAAAGAGCAATTCCCAACATTTGCTGTTCTAGAAAATGGTCAAGAAGCTAACCTATTAGGATACTACTATTTAGGATGTGATGTTTTTGACAAACTTACAAAAGAAAAAACTGCAAATTGAGCTTAACCCTAACAACGATAAGGTTCTTTACAACTTTGTAACTCGTTTAGAGGAACAAGGAAAAGGACAAAAAGGTTACGTAAATAAACAAATTAAAAAGCGATTAGAAATGTACCAGGTACTTGCAGAAGTTGCTGGTGAAGAAGATCCGCTTCAATTAGTTAAAAAGCTACTAATCAATATAAATACTCATGGCATACAGAATGATGCGGGAGAAGATGAGAAACCTTCTGAAGAAGCTGTCGATAATGCTATGGAGTTAATTAATGGTTTCAACGATTGGTAATAACTATCTAACAAAAATATAAGATACCTCCTCTCTTTTCTCAAAAACAGCAGGAATGATAGCATGTTGGAACTATGACCCTGTGTTAACAGAGAGGGAGGAGGTTAATTTTGAAAGGGGAGAGCATCATGAGCAACGTTAACCCTATGTTTGAACCTCGAAAACAATCTACTACAATAACAAACCAACAACCTCGTAAAATTCGTTCTGATAAAAAGAAAGATGTAAAAATCCCCGTAAATGAAATACAAAGACAACTAATAAGATCCTCAGCATTCCAAGAAGGAATAACCACTACACAATATATGTCCAAATTAATCACAGAACACCTTAGGATTGATTATATAAATGAGATACATGCATATGACTATAAAGATACCAAAAAGTACATTCATGCGAAATTGGAGCAGGAAACGCATTCTAAGCTTGTCCGATTGGCAATTGAATGGGGAGTTTCGCAAAGAGCTGCAGCAACACGTATTTTATGCTTTGCATTACGCACTATGTGAGAGGTGACAGCATGTATAGTAAATACGATGTAATGACAAAAGAAATTCAACTTATGAGTGCTAATAATTGGTGGGAACGAACTAAAATTGAATGGAAATTAAAAGAGAAGTACCGTTTTGAAGTGAAGATGCTCAAAATTTACTTATTCCGTATGAATATTATTATCGAAGATATGGAAGAGGAAGAATATGAGTGTAATGCTAGTGATCTAGCTGAAATACTAGTCGAAGACTTTCTTGAACATATAAGGTCCAAGAATAGTATGGAGCAGCTGTATCAAATTCTAGAGAGTAAGAAGCACTATACTGATTATGAATTAGAATTTAATGAAAACGATGAACGATATGGAACGATTGATGTGAAAATTGATAGAAGGACATTGAGAAGGATTGAAGTGTTTTTCTCGGATATGGCTCACACCTTCCCTATGCACGGATATACGGCTGATAAACTGATTAATATTCTGATGTGTGATTACATGAAGTACTATGCAGAAGAACCAGGAAAGAAGCTCTCTTTATTGAAAAGACGTTTTTCGTAAAAAATTGTCGACCATGCACCATTTTTAGGCCCCTATTTTTAGGGGTTTATTTTTTGTGCATTTAGGAAAGTACTGTAGATAACAATTTTCATAGGGAGTGAGAATGATGTGGAGGTTTCGTTCTAAGAGAACGCCACTAGGAAGGTTTTTAGATAAACATAGAATTGAGCAGGAATGGTTAGTGAGGAAATCAGGTTTAGGACGAAACACTGTAGGAGATTTAGCGAATAATCCGGACAGATCACCCACACGAAAAACAATGCAGAAGATATTGAAGGTATTGAGGGAATTTGATTCAAGGGTTAAAGCTGATGATTTTTGGGATATGTAAAATAAGCCGCCCGACAGGACGGCTCTTTTCTCGCTCAAACTATTCTTTTGTATAGAAGTATTTAAGTCCTTTCGCATCTAACCATGCTGTTGCTCGATCTAGTTCATTCCCTTGGCGAAATGCTGTTTCAAATCTAACTAATCCTTGTTTATCTCCATATGAGATAATACGAGATTCATAACCTAGGGCATCCATCATTCCTAACATCTCAGGTACTAACGCTGTACCAAACTCATACGTAACAACTTTGCTAAATTTATTCACTGTAATCTCCACCTCTCTGTTATTTGTACTTGATTGAATTGTTTTGCCAACAATAACCTCAGCTACCGCTTTAGCTGCCTTGTCAAAGTTAGCACGGTATTTTTGCATATCTGTTTCATTATCAATAAAGCAGATTTCTGGAAGTAGTCCGGTCTTCGTTTTATTAATCCAACCTAATTCTGTTGAAAACTTAATTCCTCTATCTCTTAATCCAAATGCATCGGCCATCGCTTTTGAAATTTTAGCTGCTAATTCTCTATTACCGTATGAAGGATGTAACCACACTTCACAACCTGTACCGCCTGGAGTGGCATTTAAATGGAACTGTAAATCTACATCACTATCTTTAACTCGTAAGTGGTTATTTGCTGCATTATTCCAAACATCGTATTTTGTCGTTCCTACTTCGTCAGAACAGTTCACATAATCCCATCCTGCTGATTGTACATATTTAGCAACTGCGTCAAGAAACCTTCTATCCTCCACATGTTCTTTCCCATAAGCGCTATTTGCACCTTGTACGATACTATTGTGACCACCTGATCCTGCGAAACAACCCATTATTCAACATCTCCTTTTAGTGTAAGTTATTTTTTTGTAATACATCTTTTTGTTGTAATCCTTTATTGCTTAAATAGTTATTCTTCCATGCCATATATAGAGTGAAAGCTCCTGTAATTACTGCCACTAAATCGTTTGTAATTTTGTCATCAATCGTTTGGTACCCAATAAGATTCAAAACACTGTTAATCACAGCGATTACTAATACGACATAACGACTAATTGAAGCTGCATCAAAGTTTTTCATAACCTCACCTCCTTTCAATAAAAAAAGTGACCGTATATACGATCACTTCCCTGCGAATTTAAAAAGAGCCATTATCCCACCAGTGATAATAGCTCCAACTACTGTAGTACCAATCCAAAATACGAATTTATCTAATCGATCAATCCTCAAATGAGCACTTTTCGCTGACTGCTGCGCTTCAATTGCAACATCCTTAACGTTACCAAGCGTATCTAACTTTGTTTCCACCCTTGTTAATCCAACTAATAATTCCTTAAAGTCATCATGTTTTTGTTCTGGCATTTATTAAGCCTCCTTTTAAGCTGCAAAGCAACTTGGATCCATTCCGAAAATATCTGCAATATCTTCCTCACTCCTATCTTTTAAATAGGATTGTGTTGTCGAAATATCCGAATGATTTGCAAGTGATTTTAATTTTTCGAGTGGTACACCTTGCACTTTTAAATTATCTAATCTGCTATGACGAAAACAGTGAGGATTCATTTTATATTCCTTACCTTCTTTTTCGTATAACATCTTAGAAAATATCTTGCACCAGTAATTAAATGCGCTCTTATTTAAAAGTTTTCGTTCACCATTCTTATAAACTCGTACGAACAAATCTGGAATAGCATCTTTACCGCGCTGTTCTATATATAAACGAATACATTTCTGTACTCGGGGATTATAATACAATCTGAATTTCTTACCTCGCTTACCACGTACTACATTCGTAAAATAACGTTCTGTTAGTTCTTCTTTTTGAACTTGGTAAACTTCATTCTTCCTTGCTGCACTGTAGTAAGAAAGCGCTAAATAGGTTGCTAACATATATTTCTCTTGTTTAAGTAATTCATCGATTAACCACTCAATTTGTTCTTCAGTTATAAAAGTGATTTCTCTGACTGGATTCTTAGGTAATCCGCGGACCCGTGAACCTACATTAAATTCATACTCATAGTCATCATCGTCCGCACAAAATTCAAGTGCTGAACGCAATGCACTCATTAATCCATTCACACGTGCATTAGACATTCCCAGCTCTTGAAAAATAATAGATAAGTTTCGAATATCTTTACGTGTTAATTCAGTTAGATTTTTATTTTCGAAGTGTTCATGTATTAGAAACAAAATAATTCGTAAATCCCAATTGTATTGTTTTAAAGTGCTTGCCGCTTTCCCTTGTGCTTTCTTTTCGATTAGAAAATCTTTGACTAGGTTTTTGTTTTCTTGGCTAACATGCTTTTCATAAATTGCTTGGTCTACTATTCGTTTCACAATGATCATCTCCTCAAAATAAAAAGAGAAGCGAAATCGCTCCTCTTGATCTATGAATTGAATTTTTACTCAAAGCCGTATTTTGTTCAAAATAAAAAGCCCACTATTGTGTGCTATCGGTAATTAAATCTGCTCTTCCATTGTCAGTTAGGTATTTATCAATTCGTTCTTTATATACCTTCATTTTTACAATGATAAATGCATACGTAAAAACTTCATCGATTACTCGTTGTGCCATATACTCTGCCACTTTGCATCTACTCCTTTCTATTGAATACCTGCAATAATCATTTCATCCATTGCTTTCTGCATTAGTTCCATTTGCTTTTTAAGTATTTCTAACTCTGACGGTTCTTCAGGTTGCGGTTCAACAGGTTCTGGCTCAACTGTTTTAACCCATTTACCATCCTTGAATACAGGCTCGTAACCTAACCAAGGGCAAACTTCTAAAGTACAGTTTTCAGGAATGTCAGGCTCATAACCAATTACAACATCCTCCTCGTATGGCACTTGGATAGTTTCATACTCTACATTTGACATTACACAGTCAGGACACTCGTACTTACTAATTGGTCCTGCTTCGTCCTCTTGATCCGGCTCATAAGTACCATCCTCAATTGACTGGTGAAGTTCACATAATTTCTCTTCTGTGACAACTTCTTTTTGTTCTTCTCTGTAGAAAGTCTGTTTTTCGTAAATTGGTTTTTCATCAATAGGAATCATTTCAGTGAACTTCCCGTTTTCGTCATAACAATAACCGTAATATTTAGCCATTTGGTTTCCTCCTTAATCTGCTACGTAAGTGAACGCTATATTAAAACGTTTGCCTTTTGAAGTATTATCAGCAAAGTGTACTTCACCGTTGTATCTAAACATAATACGTGATGGTATTCCGTCTGTTGATACACCTGTAAAGTTTATAGTGTCTGTTGGTCTCATTCCCTCAGGAAGTGTTGTTATAATCGGGTCTGTTGAATCTGCGTTTCTAATTGCGTCCAACCAAACTGTTACTGTATTACCTCTGCGGGTTACTATCTGCGGATTAGCACTCCCTGGCGTAGCATTAGCCGTTAAAGTTAATGTAGCTTTGCCGTCTTTCTCTTTAGTAGCGATCTCCCTTGAAGTAGCCTCTCCTTCTTTTCGTAAAAAAGCCTTACCTGTAGGAGTGCTAATCATGAAACCATAATCAGTTGTATTCCCTGCGTTATATAGCAGTCTTACCTTTTTAGAACCATCTGCAACAATTAAATCGACTGAAGGAATTCCCTTTTGGATTTCAAGATTTCCTGTCATAGTATCTCCGGTTTTCTTTACAAGATTGGAATCTCCCAAGACATTGACTGTAGCCCCACTCCCTAAACGAACTTCTTTCGTTGCAGGTCTGTACTCGAAAGGAATTACATTCTGAGGGGCATCCCATAACACAAAGTAATTTGAACCGTTTAGCCCCATTCGGATTGCTTCAGAGTTTTCTAAATCCCATGAGATGCTTCTCCACCCTGCCCCACTTGCTGGAGACTTGTCTATGCGGATATTACCTGTCATCGTTCCGCCCGTTTTCGGTAACGCTCCCTTTGCTAATTCCCCAGCTGCAATAGTCCCGTTAATATCTACACCTTCAAGTTTCTTACCTGCTTCAATTGCTTTTTGAATAATTGTAAATTCATTTGTGGACTCAACTGCTTCATCGCTTGCCAACGAATCATTTACTACAAAAAAGAACTTTTGTGTATCAATGATTCTATCCTCTTCCTCAATATGGATCTGTGCAATTACATTACCAACTGAAGTCAAAGTTTGAGTCTTTAATACAATTTGATATTTTCCCTTCATTGCATTAATCGGTTGGCAATCGTTTTGGAATACACGAGTTCCATCCGGCTTTTTAAATGACATTCGTACCGATTTCGCTTGGCTTAAATCAAGCTCCGCACCTTTATTTGTTATTGTTACTAATAATTTAGCGGAGTTTCTATCATTTTGAGAAAAGCGATTGGAACAAGTTGTTGATGTATCATGTACTAAATCTACGTTAATTTCATAGGTCTTAAATGTCATAGAATCACTCCTTTATGCAAAATAAAAAAGACCAGCCGTTGCTGCTCCATCTGTTTTAACTAATTAATTTTTGAACTAATTTTTCTAGGGCTTCCACACGTGTATTCATACTTTCCATATCAGCTTGATGGCTTTCTTTTAATGCTTGGATTTCTGCATCATGCTTTTGATCTAATTCTTGAACGGCTGCCGTAAGTATTGATAATGTGGCATAATCTTTTATTCCATCCTTCTCGGGCGTTGTAAATATATCATCCGTTTCTTCAGCAATTAAACCGTAATACGTTTCGATATCAGCTGTTGTGTAAGGTTCTACGCGGTCTGCCGGTTTATTCATTCGCATTTGGTACAGATCATACATATCCTTTTTCAGAACATATTTTTTCACTTTCAATCCTCTTATTTTTTCAAGTGGAGAAAATGGAAGGTCATGTATAGATGCTTTAATTTTTTCTGTCGATCTGTTTATATGCTCTATGGCATAAGAATTTTGTTCTGCCCACAAGTTTGTATCTGAACGAATTCCCCCATGTGCGGTTATCTCAGATACTTCTAGCCCTCGAAATTCATTACCGAATACATTTTTTATTTGCAGTAATTTATCGTATCCCTTTGCTGTGGACGAACGTATCATGTGATTTCCACCCAAAGTTAGATCATTATCGCCGCTATTATTACGCTGCACTTCTACAACGGTTTTGCCTGCATGGTTCATAGAAACACCATGTTCACCATCTACAACAAGAGAACCCTTAGAATTAAGCCACATACTTGTTTGTGCTGTGATGCCTATGTTCCCTTGTGCTGTTAAGCGGATATTACTTTCAGCACCATTTAAATCTATAAAACGTAAATAAAGTCCACCGCCATCCTTATAAATGGTACCGACATTCCGCCCAGTCCCATCCCCCTGACCGAATGTAATGTAAGGATTAAAAGTGCTACTGTTGTATTCATTCTCAAACCCCATTATCATTTTAGGGACACCCTGATTAACAAACTTCAACACTTGATTCTGCATATGAATATGTTCTTTAGTGTTACTAGTTTTGATGGTCATACCTTCAAGTAATCCTGCAATTAACCATTCGGCTTTTACTTTACCAACCAGATCAATAAGTTCTGAATTTATAAGTACACTTTGCGGAGTTATATTTAATTCGGAAGCAATATCGCCTTTCCCGACTTTTGCCTTTATTTCTCTCGCGTTAACATCTAATGTGGATGATAATTTTTCCATCTTCTGATTGACAGCTTGGGCATTTAAACGTATTGATTCATCTGTTTGCTCAAGACTTGTCTTCATAGCAATTAATCTTTCATTAAAACCACTTGAAGTATCTTCTACCTGCTTTTCTAGTAGCTTCAACGCTTCGTTGCTTGCTTTATCCCATAGGGAATTTCGAATCTTATTGTATAGCTTGAGCATTTCTTCTCTTGTATCGATGACCTCTATATAATCACCAAACACATATTTATTTTCAGACGGATTCGTAAATGATTCATCACCAGCGATAGCGCGAGCGATTAGATACAATTCCGGTGTAAACCCTGTATCTTTAATCCTTATAATGTCACCTTCTGCAACTTCCTCGTGTGATAATCCAAATATCTTATCAAGTGCAATTGCATCGACTTCATATTGAACAGTCGAATTCATCCGTTTTTTAAATTCAATTTTCATCAGTGCCATTAATCGCTCTGGTGTCATGTTTTGATCTTCTGTTTCAGGTGTATAAAAACCAAATTTATGCTGACCGTTTTCATTCCAACGCTGAAAGGCTGAACTATCGACAATATAAGGGAGACCATTATTAATACTCTCCACCGTTATTAATTTGTCATTTTCCCCTCTTACAAATCCAACTAATGCCGTACAAATGTTACTCGAGTTTTCTCTGCGGACAATGCCTTTTAAATCTTTACCTAAAGTTACCTCTTTACCAGTGTCTTTTCCCTGTCTTTGCACCATATCTACATAACGGCCAACAATTCGAGAACCGATAACTTCAACTCGAAATACAATTTCCAAATCAAAAAGAGCAGCAATGTCCTTTAGAAATTTTAACGGATCAATAAACTCATCGATTGTCATGGTATGAAAACCAGAATACTCAATAAATCCTATTTCATACTTCGTTCCAGCTAAGGCAATAGAAGTTAATTCGCGTGCCGTTTTCGATTCGAATCGTTGCGGTTTAATAACCCCTGCCTTTTTTAATAAAACCCATTCTGCAGAAGCATATACCGTAAGGGAACGGCCATCTGAACTTTTAGCTGTATCATCGATTACATACGGGACTATACGCCCGCCACTAACTTCTTTTAGCACTAAATTTTGTTGCATTAATGTTGCTGCTTGTTCAGTTCCATCGAAAACAGTGAAATCAAGTATATCTACATTGTTCTTAATTTCCCAATGACGTTTATCGTCCCAATAATCACTTGATTGGAGAGCAGATATAATTTCACCTGATTGGAAATCTGCAATATGAAGCGTTCCGCTAGGCTTTCTCATAGATATCTCTCCCTAAACGATACTGTCGCTTTCACATCAGGTGGTGATATATCAATTCTGTTATATCCCTTTATAATTGTCGGAAATTCACTGAAAATATCCTTTATATTTATAGCGTTCTTACCATTGATTGTAACGAGACTTCTTTCCGTATCAATGACAATTTTGTCGCCAACATCATAGATAAATGACCTTGCGTTCTCATCAACCTTATTTACTTTCCAAATTTTCAAATCATCAATTTGCATGATATCAACTGGTGTGCAGTTATCCCATTTACAAATCGCAATCATAACTTGCGCAATTTTTCGGTTTGTCATCGGTGTATTATCTACATCATGCCATTGTTCGACTAGAGAAGCATCATCTGTTTCGGTACCATCTTTAAATTTAGCTACATAAACAGACCATTGTTTCCCTCTTCTAGCAATGCGTAAGCGACCTCGGAACTTATTAAACGTAGTCGTGTACCCTCCGCTTGTATCTACTAATTTCTTAATACTATTAGGCGTTCCGCTGTTCCCAACTCTCATATAAGCTTTTGTAATTTCAGCATTATCGTATAGATCGTTCATATTGATACGTGCTACTATATTGCTTGCATCGTCTAGTAGAAGAACTTCAACACGTCCCATTTCACCAACGTTTTTTGACTGTAAAGTCATCCTTGCTTCCATCTCAAAATCTTGTAATGGTCCACCCGGAATGTTTTTCTTAGCTATTGCGCCATAGAACCCTTTATCTTGTCCGAAGTTTTCACAATACAGCGCGTGGCCGTCTCTTGATTTGAAACTACCTGTACCCTTCATTTCTTCAACTTGCCCAGTAACAGGAGTCCAACCTATAGGTGAACCCATTTCATCCCACATCACACGTTCGCGCGCTTGTACTGGTGTTTCCTCTACAGTTCGCGGATAACCCAGACGGAAATAATCGCGATTATTCGGATATTCTCCAAACCAAACATCTAAAAACGTTGATGGCTTTTTAACCTCAATTTCAATTATTGGCGGAGCTTCTACGCTTCCCTGATTCGTTAAGTATGCTGTTGTTTCAGTAGACCAACTTTGAACAAATTCGCTTTTTTTAGTTGCTCCTAATTTATAAGGCATCGGACAAATAAATGTAAGAGTTCCTTTCCCTCTAAACACCAACTCATCAAGGTCAACACTTCCATCTAATACTGCTAAATATGTTCTATCCGGTTCATCATCAAAAACTAATTCACACGGTTGATCTGTCATTAGCCAATTTGCTAAATCTTCTTTGATTTTTTGTAAATCACTCTGATTCTTCGCTTTAATAACAAAAGGAACATCAATTTGACGTTCCTCTGTTACTGTATTTAATAAATATCCCCCTGGTCGATGAGGTACCTTTAACAATTCTCTCCGAACAGGAGCTAACACTGGACGATTAAAACCCATCAATAAATAAATATAATCTTTACGAATATTATTAAATGTAAAACTTGAATTACCCAGTATGTGTACCCCCTCTCTTAAGAAAACTTAGCCAACCTAATAGCATTTCGATCATTAATATCTTTTATATCTGTAGCTAACAATTCACCAACGACTTTCTTGTCCATAATTAAATAAGTGGGAGAATTATTCCCACTTAATGAATCGTTATTTAAGATCCTACTAGCACTGTTATCTCTTTCTGGAGAACCACCGCTACTACTCTTTACATTTGCAACTGCATTAATATCTGGAAGGTCTAACAACTCATTCATTAATCCACTCACTTTTGGAAAAGCTAGTTTTATACTATCGGAGATTGGACCGCCAAAGTCTAAATGATCCAAATCACTTAATGGTCCTGTTTTTGCAGGAGAAAACGGTAGGAAATCACGTACTTTCCCTGCGATATCAGACATTGTACCTAAAACACTATCTTTCATACTAATTAAACCTTTTTTAAGCATTTCCATTAAGCCCTTACCTGCATTGAAGAATGTATCTTTGGCATTATTTAGTTGATCAGTCATACTCTTTATTACGTTATTTTTAATTGTACTTCCTAGCTCTCCTACTAGAGAGATAATACCCTTGATAAGTTCAGCGAGAATTCTCATACCAGCATTCCAAATTTTAGGTAAATTAGCAATTAAAACCCTTGCTATTTCAACAATAAGTTTTAGCGCTGTATCTAATAATTGAGGGAGAATCTGAATAATCCCCCTAATCAATTCTTGTAGAATTTTCATCCCAGCAGCCCAAATTTTAGGCATATTTTGCATCAGAATGTTAACCAGTTGAACAATCAATTGAATCCCCATTTCGATCAATTGAGGGAGAATTTTTAAAATCCCTTCGATTAGCGCTGTCAAAATTTTCATCCCTGCATCGATTATTTTCGGAAGATTCTGAATTAACATCTCGCAAACTTTAGTTATCAGCATTACGGCTGTTTGGATCAAATTTGGTAAAATCTTTAAAATTCCATCTATTAAAGCCATTAGAATTTTTATTCCCGCCTCAATGATTTGGGGTAGTAAAACTGCTATCGCATTCGCTAACGTGGTTATCATTTGCAAAGCCGCGTTTATAATTTGAGGCAAATTTTGTATAATCCCGTCGATTATCGCCATCAAAATTTTGATTCCTGCATCTAAAATTAAAGGTAATAAAGTTCCAATTGTGTTAACGAGAGAATTCACCAATTCAACGGATACTTGCACGAGCGTAGTCACCACAACAGGCAAAACTTGCACAACTCCATTTATTAAAAATGTCAATATTTTGATACCTTGCTCTAGGAATTGCGGCAGGTAAGTTGTAAGAATCGTTACGATTCCAGTAATCATGTTTGTTATTGTCGTAGTTAAAAGTGGTAACATCAAATTGATACCGTTCACGATTGTAGGAAGGAAATGGGATGCCGTAATTAGTAATGCAGGTAACCCGCCGAGTAGCATTCCTATCAGTGTAGGCATGATTGTCATGAAGATTTGTCCGAGTTGAGAGGTATCTCCACCTAGAGCCAATTTAACAGCCTCTACTAAACTAGAAATAGCTGTTTTGATAGTTAGAATTGCATTACCTATTAGAACACCTGCCGTTTGAAATCCTACAGGCATAAGATTTAACCAACCATTCATTAAACTTCCTGTAGATACGACAGAAAGAATATATCTTCCGAAATTTAAGAATGTATATCCTACTTGATCAAGCGGACCAAATAATGATGTAAATGACTCTGACATTGTTGCAATAACATTTCCTACTGCCATAGCTGCATTCTGCCAACTGACAGGAAGATGAGTAATCCAATCATTCAGGCTATCTCCATCTAAAGCAGCAAAGTAAAAATACTTCCCTAAAGCTACAATTGATTGTCCAAATGAGTTAACTGCCAACACGGCTGGAGCGATTGAATTCGCTAATCCTTGTACACTTGGCGGTAAAGCATTTAACGCGTCAGAAAAGATATTTCCTGTTAGGGCCACATTTATTAAATAGCTACCTAACTGCGTCAAATCTTTCCCTAATTGCATTGTAGCACCGAATAATGAAATAATATGACCTCTTATCGTCGATACAGCTTGTCCAGTAGCCATTACAGCACCTTGCCAAGATTCAGGTAGATGCGTAATCCAATCGTTGAGATGATCGCCATCTAAAGCTGTGTAGTAAAGATATTTCCCCAAACTAGCCATATTGGAACCGAACTCTAAAGATTTCTTACCTGCTGTAGCAAATCCCGTTTGCAGGGCTTTTATGCTATTCTGAACCATATCTGATTTGTAAGCACTTTGGATTAATTCAGATGTATTTTTAACAAGCGCACTCCCGAAATCTTTAATACTTTTAATAGTCCCGTCTACAAATCCCTTGAATTTCTCATTCGTTTTATAAAAATGGGTGAATCCTACCGTTAACCCTGCTATAGCTGCCGCTAATATCCATACAGGAGTTGACATTGTAGCGAACGCAGTCACTACCGGCATTATAATAGGCCGTAATGCGAATAGAATCGCTCTCAATCCTCTGAAATATCCAACACCGAGTGCTAAAGGTAACATAAGTGCCATTAATGCAGGGACTAGCATAATAGTACCTTGAATAAATTTTGCCATGACAGGGTGCGCTTCATTGAATGCTATAGTTAATTCTGCTAGTTTCGTAACAAAGTTGAAGATAGGAATTGCAACAGCAGCGAAAGCTTGTCTCATTGGTTCTAGAGCCTTTGTTAGTTTCTCCATCATCTCATTAAACGCTTCTGCGTATTTAGGGTTCATTTCCATGTTAGCTTTGTGTAAAGCTCCATACATGAATAGAACAGACATCCCGACACCAATCGCAACGAAAGGCATCCCCATCATAACAGTATTAAGCCTCATCGCTTCATCCGTTAGGGTTTTCATGCTCGCTTGTGGTCCGTGTAATTCAAGAGCGATCTGAGCGGCAGAACCACTACGAGCCACCCTATCCAAACTATCTACTAAAGCCAGAGCAGGTCTAGCAGTATTGTATAACGGATTTTTCATTTGATCCAAGTTCTTAGTTGTTTTAGATGCTGCAGAAGACATCGCATTCATAGCCCCGATAGTTTGAAGCATTCCCATCATCGCTAGTCTATTCGCGTTAATTTGCGCGTCTTGCGAGGCTTTCATTGCCTTTCCTATATCGTTAGCTTGATTTATGAATGCTTGGTTTGTACCTTGAAAGTCCTTTGAAGCCTGAGCCATTTGATAAAATCCATAAGTCGCTTTGATTTGGTCTTCTTTAAAAGGAATCATAGCCATTTTCTGAGCGTGGAATCCTTGTCTCATTTCTTCCATCATGCCCCTAGCTTCAGCAGACATATAACGATATGAACTGCCAATGTCACCCATAAGACCGCCTATCTCGTTTCCATAAGCGCGGCGGTACTGTCTAGCATAATATTCCGAGTCGCCAACCATTCCTTGCATCCCTCGGCCCATTTCGTTACGCATCCCTTGAGCTGTTCGACCCATGTTATTTCCAATACGATTTAATTCAGCATTAACACGTTGTACATCCCTACGAATGTTACTCGTTTCAAGACGGGTATCTATATTAACGCGACCATCAGCCATACTGTTCCACCTGCCTTTTTTGCGCCTCTAATCGTTTCAGATACGCTTTGTACTCCATTTCCTCCCTAATCGCTTTGGCTTCCGGCAATTCGTAACGTTCTTTCATTTTTTTTATCCGCTTACGTTCGTCGGCATTATGTTTATCTTTCTTAGGGATTTCGCAGGTCCGATAATGAATTGCTATTTTCATAGGCGTCTTTTCAGACAGGTTATTAAACAGAGCTAGAAACTCGCTCCATTGTAGTTTTCCTTGTTGCTCGAATAAATTGATATTGTAATCAAATAGAAAAGACGCAAATATCATATCTGCATCTAGTGTGAAGTTAACGATTGGAATGTCAGGAACCACTTCGTTTTCTGTATTACCTAGCGCTTCTGTCATTTCTCCCGTCTTCTTATCCGACGTCAAATCGATATTTAACTTATCTTTGAAGATATCAATGATAAGTTTCTCTTTCCCTTGCCAATTAAGCTGATCAAGAAGCTTATGGTTAACAATAAGCATCAATAACGCAATATTCGGCTTCGCTCGCGCACTAATTGTCTCATCGTCAAATAGCTCCATAATTTTCAAGATATTATCAAAAGACAGGTTTAACTCGATGTCAACGCCTGCCCAATGATACACATCTCTGTTTCTGTCAGTAAGTTTGAACATTACTGATCACCTTACTTTTTTAGGTTGGCTAAGTATTTAGACTGTGATTTTTCAGCAGTTTTCATTGATTCTTCAACATAGATATCATTTAAGTAGTGTACAAGATTCAATAGATTAGCAACCGCTCTTCCAGCGATTTCATACAGATCTTCGAATGTTCCTTCTCCTAAGAAAGTCTCCACAACTTGTTTCGTTAAATCTTTTTGTTTTTCTGTTAATGCATCGATTTCTTTATCAGAAGCTGCTTCAAAATCAGGAATCATTGATTGTAGTTCATCTGTTCCTCTTTTAAATTGTTTTAACGCTTTTTGATATTTGTTTAAAGCATCATCATTAAATTCTACTTTGAATAATTTACCCGCAACATCTACCTCTTTATATGTCTTTTCAAAATCAAATTTAAATTGTGTCATAGTCGCTCATTCTCCTTTTTAGTTAAATAGAAAAAGAGCCGTAAATTTACGACTCTTTTTAATCTTTATTTAGCTGGTACAGCTTTTGTAAATTTAGGAACTCCATCAAAACTGATTGTAAATTCAATTTCACCTTTAGAATTTGCATCTCCACCTGGCGCTTTGATTTCAGAAATAGTTGCTTTACCTTCCCATATATCCCCGTTCGGTTCGGTTACTCTGAATTCAGTTTTTCGTTCAGGACCTACTTTGTGAGTTTTGCTAAAAATATAATCCTGCGCTTTATCTCCGTAATTTCGATGCCCTTCAAATCCATATGACAACATAAACCCTGTGATATCACGTTCAGCGGCACCGCCACCATCGTAGTAATACGTTTCTTCTGATTCTTCGTTGTTATCAGGATCTACAGATGTAATACCTGCAGCAATTCGTTCCCATGCCGGTACTTCCGGAGTAGTTGCTGTATTAATTTCAAACTTATACCCATGATTCAATAAAAACCCTTGATTTTTTCCCAAATCAATTACCTCCTATTTCTAATTCCACACTAAAAAGTGCAGTGTATATTTGCTCGTTCGCCTCTGTTTTATCGACCCAATTAGGCTCCACATACTTTTCCATCGTAATGAGATTATAAGAATCATCAATACTATGAAACCTGCGCATATGAAGGTTATGAAGCTCGTCCGCAATAGATTCAATACTAGACATCGCTTCTAAACCGTCAGGACTCTTAACGAGTATTTGAAACTGCTTACGGATTGTTTCACCTTCGAAATACTGTTTACCAGGAGCAGAGGGGGTTATCCTCATCGCGATGCTCTTTCTTGGTGCATTGTTAGTTCCTACATCTAACACATTTGCTTTGATAGGTGCGTAAACAATATTTGGAGGTAAAACTTTAGTTAAATGCTTGATCACGCTTTCTACTAGCCATTTCATGTGACCACCTACAAATTATCTTTCATTGTTCGTTCTATGATTCTTTTCCAATCGACTAAATGAGCAGCCTTAGCTACTTCGAACCATAACCCTTGAGCGTTAGGGTTCACATCTTTAGAAAAGTTATATTGCGGATTGTAGTACAAGCGCCTTGCATATGGCGTATCCCATCCGACATGTCCTTCACCAGGTCTGCTGAATCTGACTCCTGAGCGCTTTAACTCTGTAGTATCTTCCGGGGCATAAAAATTGCTGTCCTTCAGTACTTGCTCATCCAATGCAAACTGCGCTTTTTCAGTAGCTCTCATAACATTTGATTCGATTTGTGCTGTATCAACTTGTACATTAACCCTAATCATCGTAGGTACAACTCCGTATGGTGCGGTCTGTTCGTATTTGTTGTATAAAGTGGTTCAACCTCTTTAATGAACATTTCCTTTCCATTCCACACGATCTTTGATTTCTCTTTAAAAACCTGATTAGGATGAGCAGAGTTAATAGAATCATGGAATAGAATAGATTGGAATGTCACGCTATCACCCGTTGTAGCGTTATACACCTTTTCGTTTGGTTGCACACGCACTCTTTCAATAATGATAGGTTCAGCATATGAAGCAGAGCCACCGCCCCAAATGTCATTCTCGCCGATATATTCGTGGTATTCAACAGTATGGATTAATAGGTGCCGCGGAATCGGAATAATATTGATCATCTTGTATCAACTCCTGAATAAAGCAATCCTGTAGGCTCCAGGAATTTAATTGCACCGTTCGAAAAACTAGGATCTACGCTTGTGCCGCCCTCAGTTTTCCCACCTCGTAATAACCCATAACGGAATTTGCCAACCTGCATAACAGGCGTTTCAACCATAACGTTTGAAGAGGTTTCTCCATATAACGCGATGAATTCAGTCTGAGCAGCTGTAGCTTTCATTACTTGTTTCTTAATGAATGGAGCTGCTTCATCAAAAGTTATACCTTCTAATTTGTAATGAATCATTTGATCAATTACGTCAGATGCTCTTTTAATCATCCGTTTCAACATCTCATCGTCATCAACTGGAGTTCCTTCATATTCATTTCTGTAATAATCAACAGTTATATAAGGCATGTAATCACCTACTTCTTAGCAGTTGTTTTAGGCGCCTTCAACGCTGCGATTTCTTCCTCTAGCTCATCAATTTTATCAAGTGCTTGATTGTACTCTTGTACCGAAATGTTACGGCCGCCAGTGGCACGTTTAATAATTTTGCCTTCGTCGTTAATTTGGTCGAAACCGTCATTCAGATAGCTAGGCAAGAAGTCTTTATCAATATTCAATACTTTATTTAATCGTTTAACTTTTACCGTGTTACTCAATTACATCATTCCTTTCTTATATAAGAGAAAAAGAGAAGCTATAAAAGCCTCTCTTATGCAGAAGTAATATTGAATTTAACGCCGTCTACTTTAGCGCCTAAGATAAATACATCCCAGTATTTGCGCTCGTAATAGAAGTATTTGCCGCCAGTTGTAGCAGATGGTTGATCTAAGCTAACAAATTCGTATTGTTGCGGAGCTACCATAGCTAATGGGTGAATTAAAATCATGTTGATTTGTTTTGCAGTTGCATCAGGTACAGCGCCATTTGTAAAGTTGTATGCAGTTTTCATGCGTGTAGATGGTACAGGGATGATAGTTACGTCATCTAAAGAATACACACCGCGATTAACAGATTTTTCAGTAGTACCAGAAATCTCTAAAGTGCGCTGTAATTCTTTAGCCGCTTTTACAATCTTTTTAACTGCAGGTGTAATGTAAAGAAGACGACCAGTTTGTGGAACTTCCGCTTCATCCATTTCTAACATCATTTGATCGAATACTTCTAAGAAACTTTCAGGAGTAAGGACCGTTGTATCAGCTGTTTTACCTGCTCCAGTGTATTCTGCATATAATTTAGAAGCCATATACTTATCGTGTTCAGGAACTGCTTCCTCATCGTTGAATACACGAGTAATATTCGCAATTGTTACAGCCATATTTGTTTCATCAACATCAACCGGATCAACTAATGTACGGAATTCACGGTCATGGCCGAGAGTTTTAGGTTCGAAAGAATTATCAACACGACGAGTGTAGTTACCAGCTGCATCACGGTTAACGTCAGTGTATCCACCTACTTTAATGCGTGGAATCATGATTGTTTTTGGTCCTGTCCATTTGATAATTGAGTTATTCGGCGTGTTGTATAACGCAGCGAATGATAAACCTTGAGAAAACTTTTGAACTAATACTTCTTGATACTGCGTTGCGTAATTTAATGTAGCCATTAATAAAATCTCTCCTTTGATATATGTTTTTTTGCAAAACAAAAAGCCACCTATAAAAGATGACTCGTTTAAAACCTATTGCTTTTTAATTCCGAATGCAGCAGCCCACTTTTCTGATTCTGTCATTGTAGTTTGTTGATGTTGACCACTAGAAAAAGTCGGTTTCGGTTTACTGTTATCTGGCGGTGTTTGTTCCACTACACCTTTAAAGTGAGGAAACTCTTCAACTACCATTTCGATAGCTTTTGTAATATCTATATCATCGCTAACCTTCGTTTTCGCTAGAGTAATAACTGCGTTTAAGTTTTTTTCTTCTGTAATACCTGACTTAATCGCAGCATTTTCAGCTTGAAGATTAAACAACGCGCTTTCTTGCTCTTTCACTTGATTCTGATAGTTAGTAAGCTGCTCTTGCTGCTTCTCCTGATCAGTTTTAAGTGTTTCTTGGTGTGCTTTCCAATCAGTAAGTGTCTGCGTCAATTGATCGACATTTTCTACTCCTAATTGTTTTAAGAGCCTTGCTTCATGTTCTGTTTTTGCTGCATCCAACTGTTCTTGTGTAAATCTCACAGGAGCAGGAGGTTCAACTACTGGCGGTGCAGCAGGTGGAGTAACTGGATTTGTTGGCGGTGTTACACTTGGGTCACCTCCTTCCGGTGCAGGTGGTGTAACTGGATCTACTAAATTATTAAAGTACTGCATTCCTTTGACTCTTAATCTAGGTTTAAACATGTTCGTTAACCCCTTTCTGTTCTAATAATTTAATGGTTATAATTTGATCGCGTTCGATAATGAAATTATCTAAGAAGATGTAAGTTGCATTCGGTAATTTTAATTGTTTAGTAAGTGATTCCATTATTTCTTCATCGCCTTTACCATCAATTGATATTGTAGTTTTGTCACCTGTTTTCAATTCAAATACCACAAGAACCATCGTTAACACCCCTTTATATAATTTGTTCTCTGTTAGATTGACGTTTTCGACCTGTAGCTTTAATAAAGTCCCTCATGTTTGCTTGACGCTGTGATACTTTTTGTTTCGCTAATCTAACGCCCTCTTTATCACCAAGCTCTTCTAATAACATGACTTCACGTTTCGCCTTTTTGATGTCCCTTTCAAGAGAGCGTTGTCTCTGACTCTCTTTGTATACGCGGTCATTCTCGGCGTAATCTTGAGGTTCATTCCTTTTCGTTGACATGCCAGGTATATAAGGATATTTAATATGCCGGCAGTTAACGCCAAGTATTCCAGCAGGATCCCCATAAGAAGTTGTGGACCATGCAGGATACTTTTTACTTTTACCACTCATAGAGAATATGCGCCCCTGATATGGTGCGCATTTTGGCCTACTTCCCATATGACTGCTTGTTTCGACTAAATCAACACCGTAATCTTTCATGCGTTCATCCTGCATTTCGTTGGCCACGTTGTTACTAGTCGAGCGACATACCATATTTACATAGGCTTCTGCACTCCATTTTCTCCCTGACTTATCAACAAAACCCGGAATACCTTTATCAGACCATTGTGCGATAGTCTGTCTAACGGCTTGTTGTTGCGTTATAGTGCCCGCGAGCATCTTACCGACAGTTGTATTTAACACATCTAAATACATTTGCTGAGAGTGTTTTAACATCGTCGTATTGACGAGATTCAAGGTACTGAGCGCTTGATTTACGTATGCGTTCAGAATACCGATTAAAGCAGCGTTAGTTGTAATTGGAGGCGCTACTTCTAATAAGCCTAATTTCATGGCTTGATTATAGATATCTTCATGATCAGCAATAGCAGCAGAACCAGCATCTTTAAGCATTTTCCTTACTTCTTCTACCGTTTTACCGCTATGCTTTGCAAGAGTATCTAATTGTTGTTTATTTAAGGTACCTAACTTATTTAGCTGTACCATGCGCCAATGTTGATACTCGTCGCCATTTTCAGCCGACAATAATAAGGGCATATCATGCTTTAGCATTCTAGCCATATTTAAAAGCAGCTCTTCTTCTATCGCGCTGTAAATATCTACAACGAACAAAGAAAGCTGCTGTGATTTTTCTGGAGGTAAAGCCATTTATTACTCACCTCCGTTATTAGTTTGTTCCTGCTCCGGATTCCCTTCTAAATTAAAGAAGTCAACATTCTCCGGCATAGCCATCCTGTTTTCCTCTATAATCTGTTTTAGCAGTTGTTCTGCTTCTTCTTCGGAAATTCCGTGAATCTTCATCAGAGCCTTTATTTTGCTTGTTAAACCGTTTGTAACAAGTAGAATCTGCTTGTTAATTTCAGCTGCCTGATCTTCTGCAATAGAATCGTCAAATGTTACTGTTACTTCGTAGTCTTCAGTGGTACTGAATGTTCCATATAAAGCAGCGATATCAACAATAACGTCAACTAAGTCCCTGATACAATCTTCTAATATTGTTTCGTGAGATTGTTTGGTTTTGAATGTCTTAGAATTTTCACTAACAACTTCAGTAGCTGTTTTAACCCCTTGACCATCAAAGCTAAATGCACCAGTAGAGAATCCCGTTTGCATGGATAGGTAATTTAACAGAGCGTTAATAGCTGCTGTATGCTCTTCCACTCTCAATGTCACTGATATATCTTGTATTCGTTGGTCTCCCTCAAGTTTCATCGCCTCATACACTTCATCAGAACTATCAAAGTAACGATGTGGCATACCAGAGATTGGATCTACTACATGTTTGATAGCAGAAGCAGGTACGATAATCCGCTTCTTACCTAACACGAATTCCCTTTGGAAACTGTCGAATGCGATATCAAGCGATTTAAGAACATCTAAAGAGTTCCCGTACATTGAAACTCCAAGTGGAGAATATAAATCTAGATTATTTGCCGTATTAGGCTTGAAGTATACAAATGTAGGGCGCGATAAGTTTTTGATTCTTACCTCATCTTCTAAGTCCTCGTATAATTCTTTTAATCCTGTTCTCACACCTAATTCACCTTTATTACGACTTACATACAGTTCGTTTTTAATTACGTGTTGCGGTCCTTCGCTTGTTCGCTCGATTAAATGCCATTCTAAAAGCGTGTAATATTTACCAGCCTTTGTAGACTCGTTAATAAACACGCCTTCTGTTACTTTATTGTTATCCCATGATACGGGGACGAAACAATCTGCAGTAACGAATGATAATTTAATCCCTTGATTGTAATACACCTTAATCACCATACCGCCAAGCGATAACATGTATTCAAGGTACCTCTGAAATTCCCTATAAAAATTATTTTCATCTAAAATATTCTTGATATTATCGAACAATGTTTGGTCTGATATATTAATAGAACATTTCTCGTTAAAAATAAGAGAAGACATTTCTTGAGTGACAACTTTCGCCATGTTCAACGATGCCATACGGCGCTGTTTCTGCCCCTCAACCGTTTGGTATTTAAGGTCGTGCCATTCGCTGAAATGACCGCTATAGATAGCCTTCCATACGTCTATCTGCTTGTATGATTCTTCATTAATGGTAATCTTTCGATTGTCAGTGACTTTCTTAATACCGGAAATTAAGCCCATTTTGTAGAGCAGCTCCTTCCCTTTATTGATTAACCATGTAAACACTATTTATCACCTACTTTACATAGTTGTTATAGAAGTAATTTCCTGCATAGCGTGCTTCATCCAAACTGTGGTTGTATGCGTCTATCGGAGAACCATTATCTTGCCGTACATACATACCGATTTCTTTTAAGAAATGATAATGATCGTATTCGTCACACTCGACAATGTAAAACTGCTCATTCGTCATTAAGTTCTGAAGTCTTTCAATACCAACTTCCATTCCTTTAGCAGAGCTACTGACATCGTGTGCATTGTTATCTGCACCTGTCGTATTAACCCCTAATAAGTGAAGTTCTTCTCTCAATGACTTACACGCAGGGTCAACAAACACTTCTGTATAGCGCATTTGGAATCGTCTTACGCACCATTCTATAAATAATTTGATTTCTTTTGCGTATACAGACATTGCTTTTACTTGTCCTGTTTCTGCTCCACTATGATAGTAGTGAGCGACACGCATCAATCTGAATTTATCTTTGAAACGAGTTACGATATTGCAAGCACAACTTGTAGCGTCAGATTGACCACCATCAGCAGTGAAAAACATTTCGTAACGATCACCGAGTACCGCATGTTCAACATTCTTATTCATATCAAACATGGAGTAGATAACACCCTGAGGCATTACACGCTTTCCGTACCAATCTCGTTCGAGTAAATACGGATTCTTAGAAAGTACATCATATATTTCCTGCTTACGTTGCTCTGATAATATCGGATTGTCATTAGGTGTCCAATGAGTCCAACGTGTGTTTTGAACATCGAATACTTCCGATATAACAGGATGGTTAGGAGCAGGAGGGTTTAAATCCGCTAAATGGTAACGGTCCTGCGCTGCAAAGGTACGACGGAAACATTCTTGAATCATGCCCATATTAAGAAGGTTAATCTCACAAAAGACTACACTTCCAAGCGACATACCCGTTATGGCGCCGACACTGTTACTTTTCCCTCCACCCTTGTAAAAGACTCGCTTAATTCCTTTTGGTGTGTGTACCTCAAGGTGTGAACCGAGTTCATTATGCTTTATTTCTGCTAAATCCCCAAATATATGAGCCAATCCAGTCCCATCGCCATCTATAAATAAACGCTGCGCTTGTTCCTGGTTATACGCTACGATTAAATGATTATCATCTCTAGTATTCGCGATGTATCTTGCGTATCTAAAGTGACCAGCTGTGGTCTTTCCTGATCTAGGGAGTTCCTTCGTTAACTTCTAACGAATAATTAAAAGGTGCTCTAATTATCTGCAACTGTTTATCGCTGAATTTAATCTGAGGAATCGGAACCACCTCCATCATCATTAACCGCACCTATTAAAGCATCCAGTAATGAAGTATCTTTCGTTTGACCACGTAACTTCTTAGCACGTAATTTAGTAAATTCAGTATCTGCCTTAACTTTCTCGACCTGCACCTTTTGCATTTCTTGGTTCATTCTGTGGCGCTCTTTCTCAATTTGCTTTTTGAAGTTGTCAGGAACTAAATCGAAGTACTGAGATAATTTGTCTAGAGCCTTCATTTTGTCCGCGAGTTTAACTGACACACCGTCCTTACCTTGTTTCACCTCAGTAATTATGGAACCGTCAACGGTATCAGCTTCATGTAAATCTACATAATTGACGATACGGGTTATTTCTTTCCCTGATTCATCTTTCATAGGACCATAAAGTCCCATAACAGGCACTTCCTTCTGACCAAAAGTCACATAGTTAGTAATATCAGCAAAGGCAATCTTAATGTACTCTTTCAACACATCCATCGCTTCTACAAATACATTTTCAACTAACTCACCTTTAAGCTCTTTTATATAGGAAGAAACTCGTTCACGCCTTAGCAATCGACTTGCCTGCACATGAGCTCCATCTTTGGAATATCCTGCTTTCAATGCAGCTTGTGTACCATTGAAGTATTTCACGTAATACAAACAAAAGAGCCGTTCCTTTTCGGTCAGCTCTTCATCTTCTAAAATTTCTTTTAGTTTTTCTTTCGTTTTGGGATTTTTAACATTAGTAACGCTCCTTTTCGCAATAGTAACGTTACCATTCATTTGCTCATCCCATTTATCTTGTGATTTCCACTTTCTAATTTGCGAAGGCTTGAGGTTTAACTTAGCTGCAATATCAATAAGTGGCTTCTCACCTTTACTTGCTTTATATATTTCAAATGCTTTGTCACGATCTGGGCTTCGTTGCCTAGCCATATTCACCACCTCGCGGTAATCACTAATTTATTCTTGAAATTCTCAAAAACTCGATGTATTATATTTTTGTATTTTCTCAGTTCCCAAGCCGAGAATACATCATCACTTATGAAAGGACCCGAACTCCAGCGGGTTCTTTTTGCAAAATAAAAAAACATCCATTATATGAATGCTTCATGTTATTATGATAAAGCTGTATTAATTCAGATTGATATGTAGGTGAAACTAATGGAGAATAAACAACCTGAACAAAAGTACGATCTAAGTAAGATATACACATACACAGAACTTCCAGATAAAATCAGCGGCCGTTGTGACAATTGTGGAAATACCGCATTCAAAAGTTCCGTTAAAGATTTCATCTATTTAAGAGAATGCCGTAAATGCGGCATGAAGAAAAGTATCTAGCCCAGGTAGGGCTTTTTTCTTTATAAAATAAAAAGCAGCGGATTCGCTACTTATTCGACAATAAGATTCCCGTCTTCTATTGATGGATCTATATTTATTTTCAACCCTAAGAATGTATAATCAACGTTCTCTCTATTAGGGAACATTTCTTTATCCTTAGCTTCTAAATAATCATAATCATTTTTGCTCATATTGATTCGCTCAGGTTCTCTTTTGTTTTCTTCAATGTATTTTTCGACTAAACTTTGTCCCAGTTCAATAAGATGTTTCATATTGTCATCCTCCTTTTCTTCCAGAATAACACAAAAATAATCTTATTTTAAGAAAATCCATAAAGAAAACTAATTTATGCAGGGAAATTAAATATTTATACAAATGACTAGCGATAATGTATCTTATGTAAACAAGCTTTTCGGGAAATATGCCGTCATATCAACGTTTGTGGCACTTTCGAGTACTTCCACCCGCAATATCTTTTATGCACTGTTGATTTTACGCTATTTCTACCTTAAAACCGCCGTTATTCCCTGCATAAACTTCACTTTGTTAACTAACTGCATTTTCCATCAGAAATACTACACTTTTACTACTTTATATTCGAACAAAACTATAGGGAGGTTTTTCTATGAAAATTAAAAAGACAAAATTAGAAAACGGAACGATCACTTCAGAATGGGAATTTGATATTGTCGGTTGCATCTACGCTATCGCCAATTTAATCCAAGTCCTCCACCTAGCAGGAATCATTTGATTCTTGCTTTTCTCGTTCGTTGTGTTCGTTTGTTTTGTTAGTTTTTAAAGAAACACCATGTAACGAAAGAAAAGAAGAAAGTTGCACAAACAATTCCCGTTACTGTAATAATAGTTAAATCATTCATCGCCTCACCCCTTATCTTTCTTTAACAACAAACAAGACGCCACCCAGATCACGGCAGCGCCTACGATAATTACTATTGGTTTAATCATTGAATTACTTTAAAACAGTCATGGACAGTTAGTTTTCCAAACTGATCGTACTCAGCTGCTACTGTTTCACCACAAATAAATTCCCATGTATCATCATTTAACTTAACATCATATTGCTCACCTTCACGGAATTCCTGAAGTAATACCTTACCTGTGTGATCATATATACTAAAATCCTCAGTTACTTCTACTTTCATTTCTTTCTTCATCATTATCCTCCTAATCAAATATCCATCCTATTCAGATTCACGTTTAATGTGTAATTTCTATATAGTAAAGAATTTTATTCTCTCTAAACTAGGAACTAACATAATTGGATAATCCCTAGTTTACAAAGAACAAAAAAGCCATCACCGAAGTGACAGCTCTTTTACGGCTTATAAAAATATTAAAGGGGATGGGAGAAATTCACGTTCGTACATAAGGGGATATGTTCATGTGAATTCAAGGTCAAGATTACTCTCAACCTTCTCCAAGCCACCGCATCGACTAGTATGGCTACACGCCCTGTGTTCAGTGACTGGGAGAAGAGCAAGAGCTTCCTATATCTCTTTCAGCACTCATACGTTGCTTCTCTTCTCGTTTATACTCCGTAGAGTCGGAATGATTCGTTGCTCGAGTCGAGTCATCCCTGTTTGATCAATCTGCGCTCAGTTGCGCCGGGGAGCGAGTCCCAAAATAAATGAAGGTATCCATAACCTCTTTCAACATACAGTTTCCTATATGCTCAAAGAGAGCTAGGGACTCTCTTATAAAGGATTTTTAATTTATATCAAGACGTATGTGTTTCTTCCGACGCCTTGTTTGAACCAGCACATGCATTAGACGGAGGGGACCGTTCAGTTGTACTAGCTCAAACAAAGAGCGGAAGCTCTCTGCCTAACGAAAGATGTGAGTAATTCGTTAAAAGTGTAAATCATGTCGTCCGAACCGGTGAAGTGAAGCCTATTTTAATATTTGTTTTCTTTCCATAAACGCGATGTTCATTTAATCATAAATAAACCACCCCATTCCATTTCCAGAAACAAATAACAGAGAGTAATAGACTTATATTCACTATCAACCCAGAGGACGCATCTGAGTTGAATACTAAATATAATAGAAACAGCATGACGAATGCGAGTTATCTCACACTCGCCACGCTGGAATATGTCATTGTTATACATTCATTGGTCTTTTCGTCTTAACGCGGGTTCTTACCGCCTTGCCCGCCCTATTATGCGGTATACGTTACCGTGACATTCTCGCATAAGAACGTTTCACTGATAGGTGTACTAATCCTCTTCGATATGCGGTTGTCAAAGAGCTTGTACATATAATTTATCGTTTTTCCCATTTGCAAAAACTCCCCAAAAAATATGCTATTTCTCTGCGTTTTCTCTGCCATTTTCAAATGATTCCTAATGTAGTAGCGATCAGTTTAATTGCACTTTTCTTCTTCTCATAAAAGTATGAGTTCTTCATCATCAGTTCGTTTTGTACGAATGAATCTTTAACTGGCTTATTATCTAAGAACTTCATAGTAATAATGTTTCTTTCGTCTTCATCCAGAATGTTATTTAACGCTTTTTCAATTTGTTGTACCTTCATCCTACTCGTTACCCTTGAATCACGTAATTCAGGGAATAAACTGATTCCTTCTTGCTCCACTTCATTACTAAACCGCATCTTAAGCGCTCTATATTCTTTTAAAATACTTACTACTTCCTTTTGTACTTTCTTATCATCGATAGCCGGTAATAATGTTAATTGTCTCTCCATGAAGGAATCCCCCTATTTCTGAATTTGTTTTTTAACATCACGTAAGGTACGTGAAATTTTACTATCTCTTTGTTGAATAAGGGAAACATGCTTAGTAAAGTAGCCCCCACCAATCTACTCTGCATGGTTCCATTATTCATTAAGCTGTTGTCTTCCTATAAAACGCCGCTATACGTTTCTCTTCATCGTGAATTCTCCATCCGTTGTCTAAATGATTCATTAGCTCCTTGTACGTAAATACATCGAAATTCCATACACGTTGTTTATCTCCAAAACCATCTTCATTACGGTGCAACATGAACTCTCTTGTACCTTTGTATTTTGGAATCATCTACTCAGCTCCCTTTATTTTCTTACCCAACCTTTCTGCTTGTCCTTCATAACAACAACTAACTCCTGTTTATAGCGATATTCGAACATTTTCTTCATATACGGAAAGCGATCATTAGCATAGCCTTTAACATCAATTACTTCCTGTGTTCCATCCTTATAAGTAACAAGGAAATCAGCTGTAAATTTCCAATCTCTGCGCTTCTTTCGCTTGCCATCTCGTGTAGTAATATAAAACCCTTCAAGGAGCATATACTGAGGTTGCAGTTCAATTTCGACAACCTCAGGATTACTCTTTAGGAATAGGTAATACTCCGCTTCTGTTTTACTATCAAACTCAATTCCTAGTGCGACTGTTTTTCTACTATTAATACGGCCTGTCTTCTTTTTACGTTTGAACAACTTATATCCTCACTTTCTATTCCATTTGTTCTTTACACTCTTCAAGGAAATCAATAACTTCCTGCACATGCTCCCTTGTTGTCATACTCTCCATCACGTATCCTGCATCGTTATAAACATTAACCTTATCCCCTGTAAACTCCATCCCGCACATTCCGTCTGCACCTAATAGCTTTACGTTACCTTCCATTCTTTTAACCTCGCTTTCTATTCAAAGGATTATTTTGTTTAAATCTTCCTTAAATCTTATTGTTACTCCTTAACACACAAACGAATTCCTGTATAATACAATTTAGTAATTAATAGGAGTGTTAAATATGCCTGATACATTAAGAATCATTATTTATATCATTGTAGTAGTTGGTGCATTTGCTACTTTGATCAAAGAGTTTAAAAAACCTCAAAAAAGTATCTTTTTGATTTTGTTCAATTTGTTAATTCTCATAGGATTTACATATTTACTAACAGATAAGTTGATGTAATTTACATAGTAAATAATCTCTTCCTCCCCTGAATAAAACTCAATATTCCGTCCATACTGTGAATGGAGGAATTTTTATATACCCATTAATTCCTCCCTTTCTTTAAGGGTTGGACAGTTAGTTTCCGCTAACTGTCCTTTATTACCATAACTTTGTGCATACTACTTATAAGCTGCTTTCTTAACAGTGTTGGCAGCCCGGAACCTTTTGTCAAAATGGAGCGGTCAGCTTTTGCCGGCTGCTCTTTTATCGTTTTGGATGACCACATGCTTCTGTATAACTCCAATAACTTTTACAATCAGTTGAATTAGGTGTCATTTTGAAGTCTGCTAAGTCTTCCGATGTACACTCTCTAGAAGTAGGACGACTTGGAGAATACATATTCCAGTAACATTCTGTACAACTACAAGTTAAATCTTGATTCCCTTGCACTTCGGCCACTTTTTAAAAAAATGCTTCAAATTCATCGATCATATACATTCCTCCTTGAATAAATCCTCAAACATTGTCCATACTATAAATACATTTAATTATTGAACTTCCTTCTTAACGTTTTTCTGGAGAGCAGTTAGCTTTTGCTAGCTGCTCTTTTTTCAAATACTAATTAATTAACACAAGCGCATTTCAGACAAACTTCGTATGATATGATGTATTCCTTTCTTTTAGAAAATGAAACTCGTCATGGGAGCACTTTTATGAAGTGCTCTTTTTGGCTTTTAAACTAATACAAAATGAAATTTTTATATTAATTACTTTCATCCCTCATAACCCAATTCAATCTCATTACTACTTGGTCCAAAATTCCTATTTGTTTATTAACACCATCACGATATTCCTCACTATGAATTCTTGAAAAGCCATTTTGGATCCGTTTTAAACCTGATTTTCTACGTTCTAAATCAGTAATAAGCTGTTTAACTTCTTCAGATTTCAAACTGCACAT